TTGTCAAGTATTATTTCAACTTTTATTTGAAATACTGTATCCAAGCGGTGTAACCTCCCACATTTGAGCATAGGATAACTTTGTTTCCGATCCAGTGGCGACATTGACGACCGTGCGACGGGCGGGGCCATTGTCGGGCATTTCCACATGGCCTGTGACTTTGTAGGTTGAACCTTTGTATTGAAAGAACCGATTGATAATGTTTGAATAAATGTTCATGTGATCTCCTGTGATCGTCTTGGTATTAGTAATGTATCCCGTTAGGTTTTGTTTGTCAAGTAAAAACTTTAAAAAAGTTTATTGTTTCGATTGTCGCTTGGCCATGTCTCTCATGGGCTTGCTGAGGGTCATTGGCTGAAGATCCTCTAGAGGATAGGGCATGCGGGACATGCACTTGGATACCTCTTGATCGCCCCAAACACGCCATTCGATAATAGCCTCGCCTTTGTCGCTAAAGCCCAAGATAACCCCGTCAACGTCGTTGAGTTCAGCAAAGCGGGTTCCGATATAAACGATGTAATCACCTGTTTTCATTGTATCTCCTTGTGATGTATATAATGTATCACGGTCTAAAGGATTTGTCAAGTATTTTTTTTAAGTTTTTTTATGACCTCGATGATTACTCGTACATATAGAGCGTTTCCATCTTGAACCCGTTGGTTACGAGGTCTTTGTATTGCTTGCTGTCCATGACATAGTAAACATCGGCCTTGTGGTAGCCGCACTTGACAAGGGCAAGGCGATTGATATCTTTCATGCTGTGATTGTAGCAGTACTGGCGGGCCTCTTTAAGGTCTGTGAATAACTCGAATACCATGTGATCTCCTATTGAAGGGCCGATAAGGCGGCCAAAGCGGTGAGGGTTCCAAATGAGCCTGTAAGCAAGGCAAATGCTAGCATTTCAATAAACATGCTGTCTCCTAGCGGATTGTAGTGTGGATAACCCAACCGTTAGGTTGGGGGTTTGAGATAAACTGGGTTGCGTTTTCACGGTCTGCAAGTATATCGGCAGCGACTTGACCGTGCAAAGGTGTGGGCTTGTTAGTAACGACCATGCTTTTTAAGATACGGTCTGCAAAGTTAATCATCATATTGTAGTGGTGATCGTAATCATTCATGCTATCTCCCTGTGATATAGATAATGTATCACGGTAAGGTTTATTTGTCAAGTATTTTTTTTATTTATTTTTATTGTCTCGATCATTACAGGCTTGTTCGAATTTGTCTATTTCGTTTGGAGACGAACCAAGTGTAACGGCCAAGAATACACCGGCAATCTTCAGTGTGTAAAATACGATAGCCCATGAGAGCACGGTGAATAGGGCAGCAAAGCCAAGTTGAATAAACATAGATAGAACCTCGATTATGCGAATGAGCAAAGTAAGAAGGGAAGGCCGCAATAGGCAAGGGCAATGCAGAAAGCCCGAACATGCCAAGCGAAAGGGATGATCTCGCAAATGACCATCCAAGCGACAAGGCCTAGACCGTAATAAGCAAGTAGGTTACTGAGTGTTACTGTAATCATGTTGTTTCCTCCGTTGATATAGATAATGTATCCCGTTACCAATGATTTGTCAAATAAAAAAACAAACTTTTTTTACATTGCCCTGTGGGACAGGGACAAATCAAGATGCCGCTACTCTGAGGCTGTCTTAATTATGTAAAGTCCCTGTCCCTTTCTTACTCAAAACCTCCAATTGTGGAGGTTGAAACTACATTATTGGTAAATCTTATTTGTGACAATGATGTTAGTCTCGATACGATTTCTCGATTGTGTAGTTTCCATGTGCTTTATTTCAAACACAAGTGTTTCGCCCAAGTGTTGATCGGTATCGGGGTGAGCCTCCGATGAATACATGAAGGCTCTTTCACCGAGCAGATCGACATGGTAGCCGTTATCGGCTTTCTCAACGACCGTGCCATAGGTTTGGCCACCTCGTTTCCATACCTCCCTTAAAACCACCTTCCACTGGTCGTTAGTGATCCAACGGCCTCTTGTGTCATAGGTTTGAAGGGCCTTTCGGAACTGACGGTCTGTAAGATACTGACGGTTCGGGTGATTGTTATGGTTGTTATTGGGTTTTCGCATATTCTATTCTCCTGTTTTAAATCCAATTGTTCTCGGTTCATCGGCCTTGTCGATAGCAGCCGCCACCTTCTCTTGTTCGAGTGCGGCCAGTGCTACCATTTGAGCCTGTGGTTGTAGCCCTTTTATCAGCATTGACTGAAGAAGGTCGGCCAGCCCTTGATTGTCTAGTTGTAGTTCGATTTTGATCTTGTTCATGTCGCCTCCTTAGCGATTGTGTAATAAAGCAAGCGTAGATAACGCCCACCATAGCGATGTTAAATAGTATCCTCATGGACACCCCCTATAGGGGGGTGGTAGGGTAGAGGCCCTACTCACCCGATGATTACAGGCTAGTTTGAACCTGCGGTCAAGACTGAGACAATGTGCTCTTGTACAGAAATCGTGTTACCATCGGCATCTTGAGCCTTGATGTCATGAAAGTTGACGATGTTGTTTTGGGCTTGTTCACCCTCACCCATCACCGTCCACAGGAGCATACCGACCTCTGAAGGGATACGGACAAAGTAGTTAGCAAGGTTTTGCAACTGGTTGCCGTCCAGTTCGGCATTGAGGATCTTTGACTGCTTGATCTTCTCGACCATTGCAGTATGCTCATTGATAACCCAAGCGTTGGTATCGTCAGCACGGCCCTCGTTGATAAGTTGCTCGACTGTGAGTTCGTTTTTGTACTCTCGGAGGTAATCGTTGAAGGCGATAGCGGCCTCCATGCCGACGAAACCTTGAGCCAAGTGATAGATAACAGGGGACTGTTCGTACTTGACACCGGCTGTGGCAAGGGTTTGAGACAGACGCTCCCAAGAGCGACGAGAAGGATAAACCTTGTTAGGCTCGTAATCATCGCTATGCTCAAGATGCTGATGGTTGCTGTTGATGAAGTCAAAGATAGGCTTGACGACACGGTCTCCGGCCCAAGCAAGCCAGTCCTCAACGGTAGGCTCAACATCGAACACGGTGTAACGGTCGAGTTCTGCGGGATCCATTTCACCCACTTGGTATTGAGCACCGTGCTGACCGCCATTGACGGCAGCAAAGATAAGGGTGTCAGGGTGCAAGGTATGGCCCGCAATCTTGCGGCTATCGCAAAGTTCAAAGATACCTTGACGAACCTCCATTGTTGCACGGTCAACCTCATCGAGGAATAGGACAACAGCCTCATTACAGGCTTGAGCAAGCCAGTCGGGGGCACAGAACTTGGTGATCTTCTGACCTTTGATAGAGGTTTCATCGAGGTCGGGCAGACCAAGCAAGTCACCTTCGGTCATCTGTGAGGCACGACGCTCCACGACAGGAAGGCCATTGTTTTTGGCATACTGATAGACGACTGTGGATTTACCGATACCGTGACGGCCTCTGATAAGAACAGGGTAGCGAGCATCGGTAATGTGGGTTACGACTGAAAGGAAGGTTTTGAAATCAATAGACATAGTGTTTGCTCCAAAGTGGATTGTGTTGTTGTGTTTATAATGTAACTAGTTTTGAATAAGTTGTCAAGAAAAAAAGTAAAAAAAGTTTGTTGTTTCGATTGTGCCTAGTAAGGCGGTCGTTGTATCTTCAAAGCGTCTCCGTTGTTTGTGGTTGTTTCGTTGATGTTAGTAATGTATCATGGTAGTTGCAATTTGTCAAGAAAAAAAATAAACTTTTTTTTGGCCTCGACCCACACGGGAAAGTTGCCATTTATTCAATGGCAATAACCCGTTCGGTTGTCTGAAAGTACGACCGTTCCTTGCAGTCCGGTGTGGTCATCCACATTCGTTGCGACCGTGACGGGATCGGCTTGGGGGCCTCCATGTCAGTCAGGATGATAAGCCCGTCAAACCGGCGGTCGTTGCACCATCGGGTCGGAGCGTCAAAGTCCGTACCACCGGTCAGTACTCGCTCGACACCGACACGCTGTCCTTTCTTCCAGACATAGACCTTGCTATCGTCGACAGCAGTATCGAAGGGAACAACGGTGAACTCGGCATACTTGGCAAGTCCGTTGAGTTCGGCAAAGAAGGCAGCGAGCATCTCGTCACCGACAGAGCCGGATTGGTCGATAGCGACGGCAATCTTGGCATGACGGGTGACCTTCTTTCCGGCATAGCGTTGTTCTCGATACTTTTTATTGTATCGCTTGACGGTTGAGCGTTTGTCGGCTCTTTGAGAGGTCTTGATGAAATAGCGTAGGACTGATCGCCAGTTTACCTTTGGCTTGATCATATCCATGATACGCTTTCGCATTTCAGCTGAGACTGTGCCCCAACCACGACCACTGGCGGCCTCTTGAGCAGCCTTCTCGACGGCTTGCTTGAGACGCTCTTTGGCCATGTCTCGGACTTCTTCAGAGGCCTCGCCCCAGCCGTCATGGTCATCGAGAGTATCGGGTAGGCCCCCACCACCACCGGAGGAGGAGCCATTGCCGTCGGAAGGATCGCCACCGCCAGAGCCTTGACCCTCACCGTCACCGTCTCCATCGCCATCTTGAGGCTGAAACTGCTCATCGTTTTGCAGCATGCTGAAATAGCGTTCGGCAGACAGGCCAAGAGGGTACTCTTGGAAAGGCTCGATTGTAGGGAAACAGCCGCCTTGAGGCAGTTCTCCCATCAAGTGAGAGTTGATAGCCAAGTCTGTGGCGACATTCCACATACGGCTCATTCCATCGGGAGGGAGACGACCAGTGACATGCTCGAAGATAATATGATAGAACTCGTGTTTAAGGACACCGAGCCGTTGTTTCTCGGTCATGTTCTCGAAGAAAGCGGGATTGTACAGCATCTCGAACTGTGCGGTATCTGGGTTGAGACGGACACCGGCAGTGGGTATGGCGGTAGAAGGTCGCTTTTGAATACGACGGGATAGTGCAGCAAAGAAGGGTTCGCCTTGCAGCAACTTGAAAGTGTAGCGGTCAAGATCAAATGTTGACATTGTGTAAACCTCGTAGTGAGAGTGGCGTAATTGCCGTTGATGTAGATAATGTATCCTGTTACTATCTATTTGTCAAGAAAAAAAATAAACTTTTTTTATGACCTCGATCATTGCTTGGTTGCTTTGCTGATAAGGGTAAACCGGTCGGCCCTAAACATGATGGGCTTTCCTTCTATGGCCTTTGGGACGGGGCCTATCAATTGTACCCAGTATCGGGGATCGCCATTGGCGTCTTGGCCTAGTTTTATGATAAGGCCCATCTTGCCTTGCATAAAGCAGCCTTTCTTTACTTTGATCAAGTCTCCGACTTGCATATAACCTCCAAGCGACGGGCAGTATAGACATTTATTATACCATCGGTTGTGGCTACTCTTGCGTATTCACGGCCAACAGAGACCCAACGCTTGAGAACAATCCCGATGCGAGGGGTTCTTGCCCCTAGAGCAATGAGCCTGACTGTGTCTCCTACTTGCATATCTTCATTAACCTCGTGATGTGATAAGGACGAACCTCGTTTGTACCGACTATCTGTATCTTGAAACAATCGGGTGAAAAGTATTGGTTCAGGACAAGGGCTACTTTGCCTTCATTGCCTGATCCACAGGTCATTATCTTGACTAAATCGCCTGTTTTCATATGAGCCTCCTTATGTTGACGATATCGTGCCAACCGGAAAAACGGTATTGTGTTGATTGGTTTTTAAACTTTGGTTTTAAAACTATATCGACATACACTAAATAGCCACCGTGTACTTTCGTTACAATCCCGATGTTATCGTACATGTCTAGGACTAGATCACCGATCTTCATAAGTTCTCCTGTATTCGTCGTTGATGTAGATAATGTATCATGGTAGTAGCAGTTTGTCAAGAAAAAAAGTGAAAAAAGTTTATTCTTTCGGCTGTGCCTTCATCTTCTCTATGCAACCTTTAGGGAACCATGCCATACTGCCCGAATTGTGGATAAAATTCACCTGATACTCGGACTGTTGTGAGTTTGTTCCTATTCTTTGGCCAATGATGACGGCCATCTCTCGCTCTTTGGGCCACTGTTGATAAAAAACCCAGACGAGATCGCCAATGTTATATTTAGTTTTCACTGAGAGCCTCCATAGACCATGTGGGAACCTCGATCTCGGTTCCATCGAAACAATAGACCATCGCATTGATGTAGGGTGTTCGACAGGGATAGCGATAAGCCGTCCATGTTTTCAGGATGATACCCTGAAACCTATCGGATTTGCCCCTTCTAATGCGGATTTTCACTAAATCACCAACCTTAAACATTTGTAAACCTCATTGTTGACGGTGACCAACCCTCGTTCTCAAGGGTGTTCTGAACCTTTCGCCCTTGTGCTTTGCAAAGTTCATAGAACCTGTCACATTCGGGCATCTTGAATAGATCAAACTGTCCTAGAATACTAACCATCCGCTTTGCATCTTTGATTGTCGCTGCATTGAAGGCCTTGCGACCACTGGCAATGTGGGAAACGCACCAGTAGGCATTGCCCGCTGACATTTCCCTAACACTCATAATTGGGCGATGAATAACAAAGGGATAAGCGACAATGCCTCGACCTGTGTATTGTTTCCTTCCATCGGGGGTGTTTAGACTGACTGAAATGTTTGTTGTTTTCATTTGAACCTCGTGGTTGTCGTTGATGTTAGTAATGTATCATGGTAGTAGCAATTTGTCAACAAAAAAAATAAACTTTTTTATGACCTCGACCATTACTGGGCCTTTGCGGCCCAAGTCTCAATATGCTCGACAATCTTGTTGTCTTTGAGCCACTCGTACGACTTTCGCTTGGCTAACCAAGTCCACGCAGCCTTGTAGGATGTGATCCAATCGTCGCTTGGTGGTGTCGCATTGGAGGTCAGTTTGCGGACATAGGAATACAAATGGTATGACGATGCCGCTCGCTCCGACACGGGACTATCGGACTTTACCAAGTCACCGATGTTGATTGTTTTCGTTTGACCGTTGAAGGTAGCATTGATCTCGATAGGCTGGATATAGTTTGTGGCTGTATCAGAGTGCCACCTTGTATTGAAGGCAGTCATAACATTTATATCATCAAGGTTTATTGATGTAATCAGAGCAATGTGCTTTTCACCATCGCCCCTCCAAGATTTCTCTTGGATTTGAATAGCAGAGCCGATGTAAAGGCCATTGTCGACAAGCCATTTATAAGCCTCTCGTCGCCAGTTCTCATTGGCCTTCTCGCACTTTGCTACAAATGCAGCCATTTGGGCACAGTTGCGACGGGTATGGTCTGCTGACCCACAGAACCCACAGGTACGGGGGGTAGTAGAACCTTTGCGTTTTTGTGTGGCTCGTTGTCTAGCAGCCTCGATACTTGCTACTGCGGTCTCTGCTTTGGTGTACCAGTCCGACCAATACTTTGGGTTTTTGTACCAAACACGAGGTGTGGCCGAGTTGAGCGGGATAATGCCGCCTTGCAAAGAGGCCCAGTCCTTCTCGGCATAAGGACACTCGTTGATACGGTGTTCGCTTTCACCGCAATAGGAACAGGATGATGATGATCGACGGCTTGAGCCGCCATTGGTAAATGCTCTCATTGGAGCCTCCAGTGTTTGTGGTTGATGTTAGTAATGTATCTTGTTATATTTCATTTGTCAATAAAAAAAGTGAAAAAAGTTTATTGTTTCGATTGTGCCTTGAGTTTTTTGATCTCGTATCGCCAATGGTGCTGCTGACGGATCTTTTTGCCCCTCCAGTTTTTGGATGAATACCACCAATCCACAATAAGCATGGGCCTGACGCAGTTTTCCGTGCTCGTGGGATCGAAACAAGGGCGGCATGTGCCACGATCCTCGACCTTTACGATGATGCCAAAGGCAGCGCACCTTGCTAAAGCGTTCTGATGTTGCTTTTTACCTGTTGCGGACAGGGTTACTAAATCGCCTATTTTCATAATGCCTCCAAGTGTTCGGGAAAGTATGCCTCCCATTGATAGTATCGTGGTGTATTCGGATCGCACCAGTGGACAATCCATCGACCACAGCGGGGGTCGGGCATCTTGAGTAGTTCTTTGAGAACACCGATCTTTCCTTCCATATTGTACCAACCGTCTAGACCGTTGTGCTTTACTAAATCACCTACTTTCATTTTACTACCTCCAAATTATCGAGACGATAAGTGGCTCGATGACCATTGATTAAACACACCCTAGCAAACTTGGACTTAACCACGCCCCATTGCACAAACTCAACAATAACCCCGATGTGAGGGTCTTTTGATGTAGGGTTTGGGTATTTGACCTTGATTAAATCACCGACTTTCATTTACCACCACCAGTGCTCCATCGGGGCTTGCAAAATCCCACTCGCTCCAATCATCGCTTGATGAACCATTGGCCCACCAAATCTTGTAGCCGTCGTCGTCAGTATAAGATACAACAATACCGAGCATACCGGCATTATTCTGTCCGAAATGAAAGTCCTCAGACCATTTTACTATAGTTCCTATTCGTTTCATCTTATCTCCTGTTGTTCGATGATGTAGGTAATGTATCACGGGGGTAGTAGTTTGTCAAGTATTTTTTTTATTTATTTTTATTGTCTCGATCTTTCCTTAATGGAATAACCATTGAGCGACCAAGATAAGCCTCTTTGCCGTTTGTCCATTGTATATGATAATGGTAGCCCGATTTGCTAACAGCAAGGATAACCCCCATAAGAGGGGGTCTTACATCTCGTGCTCGCTTTTCGACTGCCTCTAGGACAAGATCACCGACTTTCATTGAGAACCTCCAACCATACTCTGTTGGGCTTGAGTTTGGCCTGATGGAAGTTGTGTTCACGCCAACCGCCACTAGACGAACCATGCTGCCACCAAACCCTGTATCCTTCGAGTTCGCTGTAGGTCAATACGATGCCGAGCATCCCCTCTCTATCAGGGTTTTTATGGTTCCTAAATCTTACCAAAGTTCCTATTCGTTTCATCAAAACCTCGTGTTTGTCGTTGATGTTAGTAATGTATCCTGTTACCTATGATTTGTCAAGTATTTTTTTCATATTTTTTAATGACCTTGAAATGATGGGGCTTTAGGTTCCACAGGCCGCTTGGAAACTGGATATGGTATAACCATCGTTTTTTGTGGTTCTTTAAATACCCTGTTGCTATCACGGTTCTGCCCGTAATAACACCGATTTGTCCGGCATAATCATTGGAGACACCGGTGTACTGGACTAGATCCCCTATCTGTGGGACATAATCACTGCTCGGTATCATGATTAAATTCCTCGTTGATCATCCTCTGAACCCATTCGTTCCCCATTTTATCGGCAAACTCGGCTACATACTTGCTGCGGAAAGCGAGGGAGGTTTTGCCCTTGACCTCGACATTTTGGAGCATATAGCCAGCAATTGTGAATTGTGCTCCCATCTTTACTTGCTCGTCTTGTGACATAATGACGCTACATATAGCATAAGGCATCGAGCGTTGCTTGCGAACCTTCTTTCCATCGTCGTTCTTTCCCTTTCCCCAGTATCTGCGGAAAGCGACCTTCTGTACGATAGCCGTGATAGGCTTGCCATTGTTTTGAATAAAAATCAGTAAGTTTGGTTTTAAAAACGCCATGTCAATCTCCTTTGGTTGGCGGTAGGGGGGTAGTATCAGTTCGTCTGATATAAGTAATGTATCCTGTTAGGTTTCATTTGTCAAGAAAAAAGTTTAAGTTTTTTTATTGTCTCGATCATTGCTGATTACTTTGAACCAACTATCATCGAGGAGGCCGATTGTTCCATCCATCCAGTGAATACGAGCCAAGTACCCATCGGCACGAATGTCGGTTATGACACCATACTTTACATCATCACATTCGTACCACGATGCCATGACAAGATCACCGACTTTCACTTATCACCTCACACTCAACAGGGAACCAGTATTGCTTGTATCCCCGCATTGTAAGCACATTGACCTTTTCGGGCCAATTTCGCCCATATGCTCCTTCAATCCACTCGGTCTCAATAACAATCGCAAGATCCCCATTGTTCCTTCGTCTAACTAAATCACCCGTTTTCATCGACCTTCTCCAATAGCATTTTATGTTTCCATCCATGTTGACCGTCGAACCACAGGATGTGAAACCATACGGGGCCTCTCCCTGTGAATTCCTCCATGCCTTCCCGAATAATAATGCCTTTGTGGTGTCCACATCGTACTAAATCGCCTATTTGCATTTGTCCTCCTTGACTGGCTCGATGAGCCGATAAGTGCATAATGTCGATAACCGCTCGTTAGATAGCCAGTGTACCCAAAACTGCTTGCGAGGAACGACAACCTTTGTGATAACACCGATGGTTCCACCATAAGTGTGGTGCTTGCGAATGGCAACCAAGTCGCCTACAATCAAGTCTAGGCCGGGATCTCTCTCCCAAGTATCATTATTCATTTGACCCTCGCTAGGTTCTCGACCCTTTGGGATCTATAGCCGTGTTCGGCTTTAATCCATTTTATGCCAGCATAGATTGTGCCGACATCTAACACTAGGCCAACGCCATACTTGGTGAAATACCTGTGTCTCACAAGATCTCCGACTTTTATTTGCATAATACCTCCAAGAGTTCGGCTCTAACTTGGTATGTGTGCTTGCCGAATAGAACATTGACAATGTGATATGGTTGCCGACCGTAGGTCATACCTTTGTGAATAGCGGTTACCAATCCAATCTTTCCGTTGAGATCTTCGTTAAGTTTGTGTTTTACTAAATCGCCTATTTGCATTTGAACCTCGTATTGTTCGTTGATGTTAGTAATGTATCACGGTAGTAGTAATTTGTCAAGTATTTTTTTCATTTTTATTTATGACCTCGACCGTTGCTGTGCCTTCTCTGAAAGGAACCTCTATGCCGTGCGAGAGTATTACGATGAACCCTCGCTCATTTTTATAGAATTCGCCAATGACCACCTCTCCATCGGAGAAGGTCACTCGCACCAAATCACCGACCTTCATCATCCCTCCAGTTCGTGTGTTGAATAATTGTACCAAGCCGAGCCGTAAGTATCGGCAATTTCATCATTGTATTCATACAAAGTATTCCAAAGTTTATCTATATCGGCCTCCGCTAGGTCTGTGACTGTATGATCATATCCATTCCACGATGCACCGAAACTATCAAGAGTTTCGGCAAGCCAATCGTCGAGATCAGAAAGATCAGACCATCGTATCAATTCTCTCATGTGAGAGGTGAGATAGTCAATTAGTCGCTTTTTTGCACCTTGCTCTGTTACATGGGTTGAGAGTGGCTCTGCCTCGCCATTAGACCAGTCTTGCATATAAGTTACATATACCTTAAGGGCCATTGTGGCCTCCTGTGTTCGTTGTTGATGTTAGTAATGTATCACGGGGGTAGCAGTTTGTCAAGTATTTTTTTTATTTTTATTTATGACCTCGACCGGTAGGGTAGTTTCTATCCAAACATGTGCCCCACAGGATAGTGGTTTGTCCGGACGATAGATGACCCTTGCTACCTCATTGCCCTCTTTGTCCCGAATAATCGCCTCATGGCCGTAATTATTGGACTTGTATGTCTTACAGGTAAGGACGGGCTGATTATCCTGTTCCTTCCTATTCTTTTTGATAATGTGCTGATTTACATGTATTATTGTTTTCATTTGACGACCTCCCATTTGCTCGATGTATACTCGATAGAAATACCATTGGCATAGATACGATACCAAACATGTCCGTTGTGAACGAGTGTCTTGGCCGTTACGATACCGAGCCAACCGAGTTCTGTATGTCTTACCAAATCACCGACCTTCATTGAGCACCACCAATTCCCATAAAAACTGATTGCGAGCACTACCATCGGTCATCATAATTGTGGCCAAATGATCCGTTAGGAACGAGACCACCACAGCCATTTCTGGCTCAAGCCAAAGTTTACAAGTCACCAAGTCACCTATCTTAGGTCGTCGCATAAACCACCTCCAAATCTCTGTCTATCTCGAAATGATAGAATAATCGTATGCCTTCGTTACAGGGGAGGCCGCCATTGTGGCGAACCCAAACACCTGTCTCGTCAATCTTGTAGATTAGACCTATGTTTACAACAAAGCCAAAGTCGCTATCGTCGTAGTCATCGTGCATCCAAGATTGCTGCTTTGTTCTTACCAAGTCACCGACTTTCACTTATCACCTCCAATTCTGTGTCGTACCATAGAACCTCTTTGTACCAGTCGGTCACCCACTTGGAAACCCACAAAATACGCCATTCCGCAGTGATATGCTCCCCACCGTTAGTCCACGCTTCGTGTTTGGTTATGAGACCAATAGCACCTTGCATCTTCCATCCGACAGGGCCGGAGCCGTTGTGTCTTACTAAATCGCCTACTTGCATATCTTTTCCAGTCTCCGACAAGGCATCATATGTATCTCGTTGTTTATCAAAACATCGACATACGGCCCCATAGTGTAGGAGGCAACGACAAGTCCTATCTTTCCATACAGACGGCAGTTATCATGCCCTCCGTATTTGTAAATACATCGCACTAAATCACCCGTTTTCATTACATTTCTCCAGTCTTGATAAGGGGTATACACAAGTCATCGACCAGTCCATTGTTTCGACTGGCGTGATTGCTGCAACATCGGTTTGGCCGAGTTTTGTTAAATGGTTTATAATGTATAGGGTATCATTGCCCTTGAGTTTTACTAGATCGCCTTGTTTCATATGGCCTCCATTGCTGTTGATGTAAATAATGTATCCTGTTTTATGAAATATGTCAAGCAAAAATTTAAACTTTTTTGAGTATCCAGTTTCCTCAAGGCTTTTCGCTGATACCAACAAGGCTCGACAGCCTTGCTGACCCATTGAACCTTGACCATATCTTTACCCATTGTGTCCACAACCATACCGATCTTGCGTTCATCGGAATAGTTCTTTTGATAAACATTTTGTTCTGATAGAACGGTGGATTGGAACGACACAAGGTCGCCTATTACTAGCGGTTTTGTTCTAGCCATTGACTTGCAGCCTCCACATAGGAACGAACGATAGACTTCTCTCTTTTCTTAAGGATGTCCAAGTATTCATCGGCATTGGCCTCATTCCAAGATTGATCCTTCGAGGCTGACACGATCTCAACCTCCCACAGACTATTGTAATGTGGGGTGTGGTTTTGCTCTGTGATTTTAGCGAAAGCACCGTTAAAGACAGAGTTGTTGGCAAATAAACTGACCGTACCTCTGTTATTGGTTGATGCAAGAGGCTTGCAAATAATATGAGCACTCTCGTAAAAGTCCGACCAACGGTTAGAATTCGTGAAAGCATTGATGTTTGCTACCGGTATTTCCATAACCATAGCCAAAAATTCATCTTCGGTATCCTTGAGCCAACCGTTATCTCTGTACTCTCGCCCTTCTTTGCCGAGAGTGAATTTCAACAAAGTGCCCTTGCCTAGACCTATCTCACGACAAGCATCAACGAACATAGCCCTACGGAGGGTAGTATCAGATTTCAAAGTTACAACATGGCTCTTGTAATCGGAACAAGTACGACGAGTGTGGCCTGTGGAGCCGCAGTAACCGCAACGAACGGATCTAGTTCGCTTTTGGCCTCTGCGTTTCTCTCCGGCTTTCTTATAGTTTAGCCGCTTTTTGTAAGATCTCACCATGCTCCACCATAACCAATGTGTTTTGCCGAGATAATCGGATTGTGTCGCAGACGAGTTAAATCTATCCCACAATGTGCCGAGCGGATATAGATCGAAAGCAGTCGCCAAATCAAAAGAAAGACTAGGATACTGATTGGTACGGTTCAGGTTGATAATGTTGATGAAATGCGTCATCCAACCCTCAAGGTGAGGGCATTTTGTTTCAGTATGATCACCTTTGCAGTAATCGCATTGTCGTTTGGCCATCGTGGCCTCCATAGTTTAGAACAGCGGAATTGCTGATGTTAGTAATGTATCTTGTTTATTCTGATTTGTCAAACTTTTTTTTAAACTTTTTTGAAAACCAAGTTTCAAAGTCGAAATATATCATCAAGTACATTACACCAAGACCAAAGGCGATGCTTAAAATTATAGCACGATAGACCATTTCGTAGTATTCGGGGGGCATAACAATCATTTTTTTGTCCTCACGACAAGTTTAAGGGTGGTGGCCTCAGCCATATCGAATTCGTAATAGTTCCCATCACAGTTTTTTACCGTAATGAAATAAGAAAAAGCAACACAGTTGCCCTTGAAATCATTGGCCCAGCCGTATTCTTCTATATCTACAATAAAACCAAGAATAGGAGGGATGGTCGTTAAATCACGAACCTCCGCACCTATGTATATGTTATCGTATGTTATATCGTCAAGACTAATCATCAGACCATTTCTGTGATTTAGACTTGCGACAAGCGTTTTTAGACTGGTGCTTACGCTTATGTGTATGAGCACCACCTTTGCGTTGGTGAGCGTTCACAGCGTGCCAATTTCTAGTTTTTATTCTCATAGTTTATCTCCCAACCAACCGTATACATCGGTGTCAACATAAATAGTGTCTCCTCCGACCAAAGAGATAGGAAGATCCACCTCTCCTTGTTCAATACAGGAAAGCAGTTCTTTTACCATCTTGACCGTGAGCGTCTGTGAGTTGTCATAAGTGACAAAATCATCGAAAGTACCCACCCACCTACCAGTACGGTAGTGGCTTGAAATTTTGTCAAGAACGCCATGAGCGGCAGATAAGATTTGTCTGTATGTTGTTCGCATTATTCCTCCAATGCTTTGTGTGATAATAATATAACCGATTGAAAAGATTTGTCAAGAAAGATTATTGACAAAATTTGTCCATCTTTCTGATTGGAATAGTTTCTTTCTGCGTTCAAGGACATTTCTTATTCTGTCTTTGAGAGCATCAGATAAATCTACACGCTTTAAAAGATCCTCATATGTCAGAGAGCACTTGACAAATTGGTTGGCATTGGCCGATAGAAACTGAAAGTTGGTCAAACTGTCGGTTCCTCCGGCATTTCGTGGATGAACATGGTCTATTTCGTACCATACTTGGGTGGTTCTCCAACCCATATATCCTTTGGATGGGCGGTTCCAAACACCATTCAATTCGCCTTCTGCTACTTGTAGCCAATGAGTGCAGCGATAATCTTGACATTCAAAGATCATATCTACATATTCTCGCAATGTATCTATATCTTTGGCAGACTTTTTGTATCCGAGTTTGTTAAAGATGCCTTTGAAGCGTGTTGCCAAGTGGTCAATCTGCTCTTGAGTGGCTTGTGAGTTTTGATCAAGTTGTGTTAAATGCTCATTAAGAGTTCGTTTTGTCATCATTACCTCCTTGTGACAAATATAGTGTATCTTGTTTTGTTTCTTTTGTCAAGAAAAAAAATCATTTTTTATATTAAAAAACGATATATTATTGTTGGGAACGATATAAATTCCTCTCCGTCAGTCAAGCGGACATTGACAGACCACACATCGTCGGCCTCTGAATAATTGCAGCCCGCAATAATGCCGATTTTACCGGCAATTCTAACGAGCCTACCGACAAGTTCAGTCGCCTCCGGCATCCTTTACCTCCATTATTCCTTCGATATATCCACGAGGAACTTGAAACCATACGGTTCGCCAGTCCATGAAATGTGGATCTATTTCGCTGTGATACGGTTCTTCACCGTGTTCACCGTATTCAGCATAGACAGCCAAGTGTCTACCTCCATCATCAGTGATGATGCGGACAGTAAACCTTTGGTCTGTGTAATCTTGTGCCACTAATCGCAGCATTGATGCGGCCTCCTCCAAAGTGCATTTGGAGGATCGCCAGTTCTTTTTATACGCCATTATGACTTTCCTTTGTGGTTCGGGTTCCCACCGTTATGTCCGGCATGTTCATACTTAATCTTATTAAGTTTGTGACCATTACGGATAGCATTGCCACCGCCTGATGCAGCATACCAAGCCTTTTTATAATTGTCGGCATCGGCTTTGCTTTCAAAGCGGACAAACGATATGTCTTGCATCTTGCCGGAGCCAGTTACAAAACCTCGTATTTCGGGAGCCGGATCGCCTCCCATTTCTTCAGTACAGAAAGGACATACATTTATGTATCCTTTGACCTCTCGTTTCCATCGTGAGTTACTATCAAACTCGTCGCCACATTCTCGGCATGTTCTCATTTTAGGCATCATATCTCCAATGATTGGTCAGCATCATCGCTGATATAAATAATGTATCCTATTCTATATTATTTGTCAAGATGTTTTTTTTATATTTCTTTAAGACCTCGAACTCTCCGAGACGAACATGCCATTTTTGGTTCCGCTTGATAGAGTGAACCTCGATCCAATCGTTCTGATCGAAATGTACTATCCTTGTCCTTCCGGCCCAATTGTGCGGAACCCAAGTTACAATCTGCACTTCTCCGAAGTATCGCTTGGCTGCATATTTATCTTTTGATAATATAATGAGATCACCAATGTCAACATCTTGGTATCTTTCATGAGGCATCATGGCTCTCATTGCTCTGAAACATCACGAACTTTTTCGAGTTGCTCGATCATTTCATCCCACAATTTATCAATTAAAGCCTGTACAGCGGGATCGTCAGTGTCGGGATAATCTCCCATGCTCTCGACGAATTGGCACAAAGCAGCATAAGCCGCCATATTCTTTTTGCGTTGTTCAAAACGCTTTTCATATTCTCCGAATATACCTACATTTAATGGTAACATAATGTTTTCCTCCAATAATAAATAGAACCGTATGTGTTACATCTATATTGTATCATGTTATGTATATTTTGTCAAGGTTAAATGGCATTATTTATTACATAAATAATGAAAAAAAAGTTATCAAAAAAGGTGGACAAATTATGTCCGGCAAGTTATAGTTTGTATTGAGCCGAAATCTCTTTAATTATGTAAAGTTCTCGGATCTTATTTACTTAAAATCATCAAAATGTAAGGTTTAACTTACATAATGGCGAAATGTATCTAAAGACCGAAAGCCTTCTTAATTATGTAAAGTAATGAATACTAAATTACTTGAAATCGGCCAAAATAAAGGTTCAAAGCCCAAAATGGATGAATTTTCAGCAAACTCGAAACTATTTAATTATGTAAAGTTCTCGAACATTACTTACTCAAAATTGTCGATATGCCAGTTTGAAACTGCATTTTCGATGAATTTCAATCTGTGTCCGGCCAGTACGGGATTTTGGGATCGGCTGCCTTCAGACCAGCAACCTCATCTTTTGGGACAGGAACAATAAAAGCGGCAGGGACAGAAACTCTGTCTCCGCTACCGATAAGATAGATCTCGTAGAACGCTTCCTCGAAGTTGTTCAGGTATAATATGTTCTTCATAACCATACCTAAATACACACGGTCGCTCACAGACTTAACATACACGAGTTGGCCAATCTCGAACACCGCATTGCTCCTTATATTGATCTATCATGAAGAAATCTATATAACTAGAATCAAGAACATCAATTATCTTTTGTTCGAAATCATAGATTAATTCCATCATTTTAATTATTCTTTCGTCTTCTTCCTCGGTTAATTCAACCTTGCCATAATAACATCTGTAATACTCGTTCCATGTGCGCTCGATACAATAGTCCAACCACAGATACTTGTCCATGATCTTGACCTCGTAATCGTTAAAAGGTATCAGATACATGACCGCGCCTCACGACAAAAGAGAAAGGAGGGGGGTAGGGGGGTAGTAGTAGGGTAGTAGGAGGTCATAAAATTTTAATGTCTCCTGTTATAACTAAAATATCAAAAGCTGATTTATTAATATAAGCGTGGTTGCCGTCTGAATAATAAATGTGATAAGATTCTTCCCAATGAATCTTTTGTTCACCAGAGTATTCTTCGGAGGTTGCTCCTATTTTGTAAATCTTGATCACAATACCTACCTTCCCTTGGTCAGTAAGTAATGTGCCTTGCTTCACCTCCGTCATAGTCTCGCAGTGCCTCATATAAATCTTTATCGGTAATGCTAGCAAGCGGGCGAACCAAGCACATATTATTTAAAAGTTGGCCATCGCCTAAACTTGAATAATATCCAACCTTAATTCCATGAAGCACTCCGACAAACTTTCCGTCATCTGTAAACACAGAAGCTCCGGATGATCCAAGCCAACAGAATGTTTGAACATAATAGCTCAAGTACTGTTGGCCGGAAACAATACCTTTTGTGTAAACCATTCCGTAATCGGAAGGCCAAGATACCATATCGATTGCTTCTCCTAATCTAGGATAAGTTCTTTTAAATTTAACTGGTCTCAAGACAAGATCTTGCTCTGGTTTTAAGACAGCCCAGTCTAATAGTTCATCAACAACAACCGCATTTAATTTAAAAACTTGATCGTTGTTTTCAATAACAAGGATTTTGTCACACTCTTGGATTACATGATAAGCAGTAAGAACAAACTTCTGCCCTCGATAAGTAAAATGATTCCCAGAGCCTGCTCCGATTAATTTATCATTGGCAAAGCAATTAATCATGTAAGATGATCTAGCCTTGTCAATATGGTCTATTGAACCGAAAAAGGGACCAATGCCCATTAAAGAAAGAGCAATGATCCCTAATAATAAATGTTTGATGTACCGCATGACGATCCCCCCATGCAGTAATTAGTTGTTATGATCTTGAATAGTCGTCTTCGATTCTCACAACATCGTCTAACTCTGTCGTTGATACCTCCATTAACTTAACATCGGTACCTTGTGTGGCGGCAAAACGATGAACAGTTAAAGGTGAAATATGAAACGTGTCTCCGGGCTCAAGAAGTATAGATTGTTTATCTCTTCGTGATCCTTCTTCCAAAACCAATTCCAGTTTACCTTCCAAAACATAAATCGTCTCCTCTTTCTTTCTATGATATTGAAGAGACAATCTTTGCCCTTCTTTTATATAAAGCAACTTGCCAACATATTTGTCGGTCTTTGCCCAAATATGCTCATGACCCCATGGCTTATCAACTATCATCTCTCACCTCTCTGTACAAATCTAATGCATGAAACATTTGTTTCTCAAACTCTTCCTCGTCTATTTTTAAGCCGAGTTCTTTGGCTTTCATCAAGCCTTCAACCCAGCATGCTGTCTCAAGAAGGATTATGCTTTCTGGTTCTCTGTCTTGATAATGAAGAATAGCGTGGCCTATTTCGTGTATTAAGGAATAATATTTCTCTTCTATTTTCAAGTCATCTCCTATCTCAATATCTCCGACCAACTCAGGATCATAATCATCTTGATAATCCGAACCAAAAGAGCACTCTTGGCTTTCTTCAACGAACTCGACAAGGACATAAAGTTCGTTATAAGCGTACTTAGTCAGCTTCCTTATCGCTTTCTTCATGTAGCCCTTTGTCAATGTATTCTTTGAGATCTGTGAATCCTCCGATGACATGTTCCTCTCCCGTTTCAAAATTAACTTTCAAAACAACTGGTACTGTATCCATACCATAATTAGTTTTATAATGATGAACAAGCACCCAAGAATTTTCAATCCATGTTGCAACAAAAGGTAACTTCTCTTGTAAAAGAAGAGAGTTAGCCCGTTGGCACCAAGGACATGAGCCATATCCTATAACTTTATAATAATACATTTTAACCTCTTAAAATTCTTTTTTCTTGATTTAGTTTGCTCTTTATTGCTTGAGGAGACCCAAGAACAAGCATTGTTTCTACAGAAGATCCATTAAAGACTTTGACTTCTGAAATGGACATTTGATTGTGAACTCCTGCTTGGACCAGAGATTCTTTTAAAGAATGATATTTTAAATTGTCCTCGACAACTGAGACAATGTGAGAAGGATTGACATAAATCCTTTCAACCTTGATTGTTTCATCAGTTGGCTGAACTCTTGTTAACTCAACTAGCATGGCTGACCATCCTGTTTGCAAAGTGAACGTCCTTAGACTTGACCAGAAAATACTCATTTTTAATAAAAACCTTCAATAGATTGCCATCTTTTTCAGATGAAACGACACAGGCGATAGAAGGTACCTCGACAACCTTCTTTGGAAAAAGAAGGCTATTATGCAATGATTCTTCATTAAAAAGCCATGTGTCTTGTGGGATGCTTACAAGATCCCCTTCTCTATAACAGAACATTAATTTGTTTCTCCATCGAATTGTTGATCCTCGGCTGGCTCGTCGTCGGGAACGGTATAAGGAGGATTATATTTATGAACCCTTGGTTGACCTTGAGCAGGAGCCGGTTGTGGGACTCTTTGCTGCGGAGCAGGAGCTAGTTGTGGCTGCTCTTCAGGAGGGTTCATTGCTCTTTCATAACCAGCAAGAATGCTTTCGCACTCGTTTAGTCGTACATCAATAGCGCCAAGAACTTGTCTCGCTTTATCAAGAGATTTGGCTACAAGGTCTAAGTGTGGTTCATCTTGGTTTAGACCCTCGAGTGCTTTTCCAATGCTTTGCTTTACTTCATCGATGCGATATAACTCGCCTTCAATTAATTCTGCAACAGAATCAGGAACATCTTCCAGTTCTACAGAATATGATAATCTAACTCTCATAATACCTCCAGAGTTTATATTATATTATAACATGTTTTGGGGCTTTTGTCAAGCCCCAATTATCATTTTATATATTGTCGCAGTAACTAGACCCAACACAGTCGTAAGGACACCCCAAGTAACTTTGGAATAAGTTTCTTTCCATTGTTCCAGATCTCTTATTCTCGCATAAAGCCCAGAGTCTGGGTTGTAAACCGCTTCTTTTATTTTCTTAACATCTTGATTCATTTCATCTTGCTTCTCCGCCATTCGCTGGAGATCGCCTCTGAGTTCTTGAATTAATGATATTAAGTGAGCGTTAGTGTCCATGTTATTATCCATGATGTAATTAGTCCTTCGTGCTTACAATAGCATAGTTCATTGTTAATAAAGTTGATGCGGCTGACACAGCATTTTGCAGAGCACAGCGTGTTACTTTGCAAGGATCAATGATTCCTTCGTCAAGCATGTTTACATAGTTTCTTGTAAGAAAATTATAACCTTCGTCTCGAGACTTATGAACAACACCATCAAGAATTAGATCTTGAGATTCGCCTGAATTGACACACAATTGTCGCAAAGGCTCTTGGGCTGCGTCGAGGATAATCTTAGCTCCAAGTGCTTGCTCTTCGTTATCAGTCTCAACATAAAGACCAACGGATGCTCTTAACAAACCAACACCACCACCGGGAAGAATACCTTCTTCCAAAGCAGAGCGAACAGCTTCAAGAGCGTCATCGATTCTATGTTTCTTCTCAATCATTTCGACTTCGGTCGCAGCACCCACACGGATAACAGCAACACCAGAAGCCAGCCTTGTAATTCGTTCTTGCAATCTTTCGCACGTTGCCATGTCTTCCGTTTCTTGAATCTCGTTTTTAATTGCTTCAATTCGTGTCTCAATAGTTTCTTCATTACCTTGTCCTCCAACAATAGTCGTTGCGAACTTGGAAATGGTTGCCGACTTTGACCTTCCAAATTGCTTTAATTGAACGTTTTTTAGAAGCAAACCATCTTCACGGGTAATGAATACCCCTCCGACAGTTGCGGCCAAATCTCTTAGAATAGAGCGTCGTTCTTCACCATAGCGTGGCGATTTGACAGCACACACCTTCATGGTTCCTCGGACAGCATTTGCAATTAGAGCTGCGAGTGCTTGGCCTTCTACTTCATTGGCGACAATCAGAAGAGGACGTTGATCTTTCGCTGCAAGCTCAAGTGCAGGATAGATTTGCTCAACGGTGTCAATCTGCTCATCTGTGATAAGAATCAAAGGATCATGATACTCGGCTGTGTTCTGTCTCTCGTTTGTAATAAACTTTGAAGACAACCAGCCTTGATCAATTCTGAATCCTTCAATGAGATCCAGTGATGTATTGATTGACCTCGCTTCTTCAACGAGAACGGAGCCGTCCTTTCCAGCAGAGTCAACAGCATTGGCAATAAGGGTTCCGATGCCTTTGTCGTTGTTCGCCGAGATGGTTGCGACATGCTCAATGTCTTGCTTGGATTGGACAGGTCTTGCGATTTCCTTGAGGTTTGTTACAATTGCCTCGCAAGCCTTATCCATTCCTCGCTTGATTTCGGTTGGTGAAGCACCAGCCACGATATACTTCTGTGCTCGGTTTAGAATACCACGAGTGAGAATGGTTGCCGTTGTCGTTCCGTCTCCGGCATTTGATGCTGATTGCTTAGCTGCTTGCTTTACAATCTGTGCTCCCATATTCTCAAAAGGATCTTCAAAGGTTATATGTTCTGCGACGGTCACGCCGTCCTTCGTTACCATTGGGATGTTCTCTCCCTGATACATAATGCCGACGGTTCTTCCCCGAGGGCCCAATGTTGATCCTACATTGTCTGCGAGTTTGTTAACTCCGTTTAATACTTTTGTTGATAATTCTTGACCGTTATTATAATGCTTCACTATTCCTCCATTATTTGATTTCGCTAACGCTTTGTGAAATTTCTTCATCCCAATCCATTCTCAATTTAATGAGAGGATTGAATGTTGCTTCTTGTCTTTCTTGGACCAAGGTCCCTTCGGGCTTGACAAGTTGCCCTTCAATGTCAACAGCTTCGAAGTCGATCTCTGTTTCCTGTTTATAGACGATAACAGGTGACGGCTCCTCAGCGAGAGCCAATGCAATCAATAGATATATCATTGATCTCCCCAGTGACACCAGCAGTCTTGACTGTTGCATCGTTTGCATATTTTAATCATTTAGTTTCCTTTTAAAAATTGTTTTACCATGTTCTCGACCATTAGATCAAGTTCGGTCATTTTGTTTTCTGCAAGTTTTTTAGTTTCTCCGGCAACTCCAAAGACATGATTATAATCATCTCGCAGAGCTACATAACTAACTGCAATCTCATTGACATAACTCGAAGCATCACTTTTTCTACCTTGTCCTTGTTTTGCATTATAGATCTGTGTATTTTTTTCCATCTTTTTTAGAGATGCAAAAATACCAACAACCGCTTTTGAAAAATCAGCAAATTCTGTATCTCCAGCAGTCATCTGGCCAGACATATATTCTGCGATTGCGGCGGTATCAGCACTTGGATTATTCAAGATTGGTATAGTTGCCAAATGCTCAGAATAATCTTTTCCACCTTCTTGTGGAAACATATGGGTCTGGCGAGATTTACCGTTTTTCTTATCAAGTGTAAACTCTCCAAGTTTTTCAGGACTTGTATAACTTCCTTCAGGGCCCATAGATTGCCCGTAAAAATGACTTCCATCTTGTGTGATTTTTATAATGTACATTTTTAGGTTTGTATATTCTGCTGCGGTATTCCCGCCCTCTTTTATGCCCACAAAGTAATATATTTCATCGACATCTGGTTGATTTAATAAATAATATAATCCTGCTTGGCCTTGACCTTTGTTTGATTGCTTTACATTTTTTATGTCTGAATAAAACTTCTGACTTGTTGGTACAACTTGGCCATTCTTTAGGGCCAAGAAAACATCAGCGGCTCCGTTCGCTCCGCCAACTTGGAATCCATTCATGAATACAACACAAAATTTTTCAAACTCAAATCCGGCTTCAATACCAGAAGAGGCCTTCGCCATGTTCCCAAAGTAATTCAACACATTTGCTTGAGTGATAAATTTGAACATTTCTTGTGTATCTTGTGGAAATTGCTTGTTAGCAACTTTCGTTGCAACTTCTTGAAGTTGCTGGAATTTACCTGCTGCGGATGGGGAGTCAAATAATTTCATTTGTTCAATAACAGATTTGGAAACTTTAATGTTTGGAACCTTACCAGTTGGGCCTTTGCCCGTCAAAGCAGATGCTTCGGGAGAAACTCCAGTGCCGATATCAATATCACCGGCAATTTGAGTAATCTTGTCAGAATCAGTTTTCATTCTTTTTTGGGTAGTGTCTAACTCACCGCCCAAGTCATCAATTATGTCATCTAAATCGGATTTCAATGTGGCATCTAAACCTTTAGTGTTTTTTAACTTAACGACTTTTTTTACTTTATCAGGATCGCCAGAAGCGAATGCTTTCCTAATATCATTTGGGGCTAATTCTCTCGTGTCTGTCTCAAGGCCAGCCAAGTCTTTAGCAAGTTTTTTACCTTTATCCAAAGCATCCAATTCAGCAGCAGTGTAAGCATTTGGGAACCTCTCCTGCAACATTGCTTCTTGAATCAAAGCATCAATCATTTCTTTTGTAAGTTTATTTGACATTATTTTATTTCCTCGAGTAGTTGCTTAAGATCAAGACCGGCACAATCAATTTTGGTCTTCTTTAAATGATAATGTGATATAAATCCGTTGAACCTTCCGGCGGCAGCCACACTTGAAACACCAGTTGATGTTTCACCATTTGGAGCGGTCGGGCACGCAAACGGAATATCATAGGCTTTGTTCATTGCTTTCATAAGAGCCTGAAGCGCTTGGAGCTGAACATCATAAAAGCCCAAGAAAGGATCAAGGGTTGAGCCGTGGACCTTTTTGTTTTCCCACAAAGGTCTCTCGCCAAAGCCTTTGGACTTATACCAGCCTTGATGCTTTGGATAATAAGCATTGGCTATTTCAACACCAACAGAGTTTGAGTTCCATTTGGTTGAGCCTGCGTGATAAGCGATATGATTGCAATCCAAGAACTGATAGATCGTTCCATCGTTATCAATTGCAAAATGAACAGAGATTCCTCTGTTCTTTAAAACCTTGAAGCAAGACTCTGATGAAAGACAGACATCCCAATGGCAAACAAAGTTTGTTACTTTTCTTTTTTCTCGGACAGTCTTGAAACCAGATGTTAATCTCAAACCATCCGCTTCAATTGGAAGCACAACACGAGGCCAATCAATTTCAACATAATCATTGTTGCATATAATATAAGATTGGCCTCGGTTGGCAATAGTCTTTGGTCGATAATCAGCAAGCGATGCTTCTCTTTCGGTCCAAATACGACGATAAGTCGTTGGCCCAACCAAGCCGTCAGCGGTTAAACCGTGCTCTTGTTGAAACTTCTTGACCTTTTTGAGCAACTCCTCGTCAAAATGGGAGGCCCCAAACCAATCGGGGGACCACCCAAGTTTAACGGCGGAGGACTCATTATAGAAAATTTTATCCATTATTGAATCCTTTTTACTATAATTAGATCAAAATATCAGCAATTCCATGTTCTATGGCCTCTTCAGCAGATAAATATACATTTACCTTTCGATCCATAAGTTTCTTAAGAGATCTCTTTGTAAAATTCGAGTTCTCAACAATTGCATCAATATAAGCCTCCTGAAGATGCTGAATTTCTTCCAACTCATTTGCAAGGTTATGGATAGTTCCAACATTACCAGCAGAGACAGCGTGGATCATAACACGACAGTTGCGTCCAATCTTGCGCTTTCCTTTGGTTCCAGCAGCAAGAAGAAGAACACCAGCGGACATAACCTTTCCAAGACCAACGGTTACAACATCGCAACGAGTCTTTGCAAAGTTCATTACATCATAAATTGAGAACATATCATCAGCAGAGCCGCCGTATGTTGAAATATAAAATGTAATGTCCTCGACAAGTTCAGGTGGAATCTCTTCCCCTTCTTCATCAAATACAGGCGGTTCTGGTTCTGACATTGTTATAAGATGATAGCAGAGCTCTCCTGCTTTCTCTTCTTCAACACCACCGAACAAGCCGATAATCCGAGGATCTTTATCACTTCCGTTACCAAGCAATTGCCCAAGGTTTATTTTGAGCTTTGTTGGTTCCGTTGGTTCGGTTGTTTCTTCTGAAGTTTCATCGATTTCTTCATCAGCTTTTTTTCTACGTTTTCCAAATGTCATAATTACCTCCTAATGACTTATATAATATAACATGTTCTGAATAGGTTGTCAAGTTATTTTCTTGACTTTATTATTTTTGTTATTTCTTTCTCGGCTGTTTCCCAATTATTAAAATCAATTAAGTTTCGAAATCTTGTCGGGACGATTTTCAGCATGTTCGAGATTACAGAATTCATATGCTCTTTCAGTTTTATCTTGTCTCGCTTCTTAAGATCATCAATCACCTCATCAGGTGCTCCGTTTTGTTTAAAAGAAAGATAAAGCGCTTCGTTCATATGAATTTGCTTTTCATAATTGTCTGCAAATAATAACAGACAATCTTCAATGGCTCTCTTATATATTGTAACAGAGATTCCGAGAGACAACACATAAACAATCGTGCTATGAACAAGGTATCCTGTTATAAAGAAAAGGCCATATAAAATGATTTCCATTTTACCTCCATAAAAAAAGGAGAGGTTGCCCTCTCCTTATATTGTAACCGTTTATGAACGATTTGTCAAGTTATTTTTTGCGACCAAGAAGACGATCGGCTTTCTTTTGAGCACGAGCGGCTTCGTTGATACGACGAGCAACACGACGGGCAACTTCTTGAACGATTTCATCTTCGGTAGGTTCAACTTCTACATCAGCGTCAATCTCTTCTTCTCCGCCCATATCCATGTCATCCATGGGTTCTTCGGCTGGCATGTCATCCATTCCGGCACCTGCGCCACCCATAAGTTTGTCGAGAACTGCTTGAACTTTAGACATTGCTTCTTGTGCGTCAGCAACTTCTTCTTCATCAAGTTCTACGTCTGGTCCGTCGGCTTCACCCTCCATATCACCTCCTTCGGGGGCCGCATCTACCATGTCCATTTTCGCTTCCATATCAGCGTCCATTTCCATTTCTTCTTCTTCGTTCATCATTTCTTCATCATCACGCTTGTGATACATTTCTTTAAGAAAGTTTGAAGAAAGATTAGCATCCATATTAGCAAGTCCCATAAATTTACGTACTTGCGCTTCTGATAAAAGTTTTTTAGCCATGATATTAATATCTCCTAGGTTTGTTATTAATTATTATTCAAAACAAGAAAAGGAATTAAAGGTCGGGAAATTCTTCTGCAATCATATCAAAGATTCCTTCTAACTCGTCGTCTTTGATTCCGAATTTTTCCAAAAGATGTTCTCCTTGCTCTATCTCCTCAACAACACGGCCTCGCTTTTTCTTGTTTTGGATGCCATGCTTCTCCTTATAATTAGCAAGAAACTTTACAATTCGCCCATCATTTTCAAGATATCCTGTAATTAATGCGCGAAAGAAATCTGCTTGCGAAAGGTTGTCATGCTGAAGACGTATTCTCAACTGAGCATGTCGAACATCTGTGTCCGTAAAGACAACTCTTTTTTCTTTATTCTTGATCTCGTCCATTTTCTTTCTCGTATGCTTCAACAACTGCTTTAGCCTTTGACCAACAGTCTGGGCAATAAAGCCTAACTTGTTCGGTGTCTGACCGAACAACAACCGACCAAGTCATAACTTGGTTCCTGTCCTTCTTATCGAACGGGGAAAGGCATGCCTGACATTCGTCAGGCAGCTTACCGAATAGAGCCATCTTTTCTTCAACTTCAGAATTTTCATTCTGTTTGTTGCGCTTGGCAGCAGCTCTTCGTTGTGCTCTATTCATTAAACCCCCGTTGATCCATAACCGCCGTCACCTCGTTCAGTGTCAGAAAGTTCTTGGACTTCTACAAGTTCAACTTGAGGATAAGGCATAATAATTAGTTGGCCAATACGATCTCCGACTTTATAGCAATTTAGATTTGACGAACAAGCAAACTTAAATATGATCTCTCCACGATAGCCAGAGTCAATAACTCCAACAGCGTTTCGCAAAGCACAGCTTGTTTTTGAAATAGAAGATCTAGGATAGATAAGCCCAACATATCCCTCTGGTATTTCAAGAGCAATACCTGTATAATGAACATCGTTATTATGCTTATCCTTTTCCTTTCTTATGGAAACAATATCCATTCCTGCATCACCGTGTTTAGCGTATGATGGAATGACAGCGTCAGGGTGTAATTTTTTAATTTTAACTTTCATTTTTCCTCCGATTTAACCTAACATAACCCAAGCATTATTAAGGGACCCTCGGGTTGAAAAGCCCCATGTTTCGTTGTATTGTGGTTTGATCATATAAGTCTTATTGATATACAGGATATCACGCTCTGGATTTACAGACCAACAACGAATTGTTGTTTCGACAGAGTTATTGTCGATAACCTTGGCGACATAGAATAACTTGCCGCCTTTAGTTTTCTTTTTTGTGACCTCGCGAACAATGCACCAACACATTCCTAGTTCTGGGTCGTACTCCGAGATTGGTGGAATACAGTATTGATCGAGCTTTCTTTGAATGCCTTCGTCAATCACAAGATTGATTGGGAAGATGCCTGTAAGATTGGCAAGAAAGTCAATGCGTTCGTCGTCTGTGAAGTTGCCTTCAGGACGATACTTCTCAATGTTCTCTCCAAGGTTCTTTAGTTTTCTTGGACGATCAACACATGTCGCTGTCCAGAAATGCTTGTCGCCTGTGAAGCGATCGTCTTGCAATTCTTTCAAAGCACCAGCTCTCGCAAGAGCATCCAAACACTTTTTGTTAAGTTTGGAATATACAATCTTATCATGAAATAAAAATTCTTCTATGTTCTCGAAAGGTCGGTGAGCAAGAATCTGATCAATCGCTTTGTCACCAAGGCCTTTGATTGTGGTCAAAGGAGCAACAAGTGTTGTGTCGTCAAGGATTTCCCAAGTACGACCTGACTTGTTAACATTGAGAGGCTGGATTGTATAGCCGTGCTGCTTTGCCAAGTTGATTGCTTTCTCTTTGCGAGCCTCTGGCTCTTTGTCCAAAAAGGACGCTGTCCACTCTGTTGAGTAGTAATGACACAACCAAGCGCATTGATAAGAGATAATAGAATAACTGACAGCGTGAGACTTATTGAAACCATAACCAGAGAAATACTCAAAGGTTTGCCAAAGCTCTTCTGCTTGCCACAGCGGCATGCCTTTGTCTTGACAGCCAAGAACAAACTTCTCATGAATAGCATCTTTGACCTCGTGGCCTTTGCCTGTTCCTTTCTTTGTGAGAACCTTACGAAGAAGATTACCTTCATCCAAGGTAAGGTTGCGACCTAACTTGTGAGCCAACATAGCAATCTGCTCTTGAAAGATAAGAAAGCCGTGTGTCTCTTCTGTTACATCTTGAACATAATCATTGATGTATCTCACATCTTCAGGGTTGTTGTGAGCGGCAACATACTGTCGGTCAACGCCAGCAGACAAAGGACCGGGACGATAAATAGAAGTGATAGCAGAGATATCAATGATAGAGCAAGGCTTTACTTGTTGAGCAAAGGTTTGTGCTCCGTTCTCTGTGAATTGGAAGATTCCGATCCATTTGCCTTCGTGAAAGATGTTCTTGTAAACCTCTTGGTCATTAAGGTCGATCTTATCTGGATGAAGATTGGCATCATAAAATTTCTTTATGTCCTCGAACGTTGGGTTGGCGATGCCGTGATGCCGACGAAGGATCTTCTCAATGCAATCTTCAATCATTCGCAGAGTTGAGAGACCGAGAATATCAAACTTGATGAAGCCCATTGGCTCAAGCTGACGAACATTCTGACCTTCGGACCAAGGAGTTTGGCGAACACCTTTTGAAGAGATAAGCGGCATGTACTCGTTGAGCGACTCACCAATCACAACGCCACCAGCGTGTCTGGAACAGGACTTAACTTGTCCTGCGAGATCACGACAATGCTTTTCGATTTGAGGATAAGATCTGAAGAACTTTTGAAGAGACTCGGAGAATTCCATAACTTCTGTGAGAGTTGGAGTGTAGACACCAGCCTTGATACCGTGTCTTGCTTTAGCAAGAGGCGTGGCCTCTGACAGCATCTTCGAGGTCACAGTGTTTACTTCTGTAAACGGAATCTCATAAAGACGAGCAATGTCTTTGATAAGAGATTTCAATTGAAGAGTGTTCCAGTTTGAAATAGGAACCACAACATTGTCGCCCCAAGCATCAATCAACTTGTCTTTGAGAACCATTGGATCAGACACATCATAGTCAATGTCAGGATAATCTTTCGCATCTGAACGAAGGAAACGAGAGAACAGAAGACCATATTTTATTGGATCGACTTGAGTGATGCCGAGAGCATAAGCAACAAGAGAGCCGGCTGCTGAACCACGACCGGGACCTGCGAGTTGAACCTCGGCTGTCTTGTCTACAATCGCTTTCATCGTCAAGAAGTACTTGGCGAAACCACGAGAGTTGATAACATCAAGTTCTTCGTTTAAACGCTTGCTATATTTCTCAAAGAGAACTTTACTTTCAATATCTCTGTCCTCGAATAACTTTACAAGACCTTCGAAAGCAAGTTGGCCCAAGTATGTTGTAGCGTCAGTCCCAGCAGGAACGACAAAATTAGGCAACCTAACAGTGTTGTCAGGGGTGAACGATTCAATTCTATCGAAAGCGATAGTGTAAGTTTCTGTAATTGAGTTAAGGATGATTTCATCGTCATATGTTACTCCACATTCTTCTGAATACTTTTTGTAGGACCTCCACATTTGGTTGCCGTTCTTTGGATATAACTCATATCCAATCTCTTCTGTTGAGAGAGGCAACTCCATGTTAGCCCATTCTGGCTTCTTACCAAGCCAGCCTAATCTTTTATATAGTTCTCTGGATTGCCAAGCGTCCGGACTTGGATAATGACTATCACAGGTCGAGATCAACTTTAGACCAGTTTCTTTTGAAATTTGAATGATATGTTGATTTAGCGCATGTTGCTCTGGGATATTGTTCCATTGCAACTCGCCATACCAACGATCACCAAGAATATCTTGGAATTTCTTTGTGACCTCGCGCATTGCTTGAAGCACGGCTTCGTCACCTTCTTCTCGGTTCTCCCAATAGCAGCCAGCATAGACACCGCCAAGGCAAGCAGAGGCAGCGATAACGCCTTCGCTATGCTTCGAGAGCAAATCAAAGTCAATTCGAGGATAACGATAGAAGTTGTCTCCAGTGTAACTTTGCGAGACCATTTTAAAAATGTTATTCAATCCTGTTTGGTTTTGAGCAAGAAGAATCAAGTGACGACGGCGATTGATATCATGTTTGGTTACACCTTTTGAGTCGCCTTCGTTCTCAATCGTGGTTCCGGATTGATCATCATCAATCTGCTTTGCGAGTTTCTTATCTTTTCTGTATTCCTCGAGTTGTTCTTTCCATTCTTCAACAGACGGAATGAAATAAGCCTCAACACCAAAGATTGGCTTGAAGTCTTTACCTTCGGCTTGCATCTTCTTGGCGTACATAATTTGATAAGCCAAGCCATTCATGTTGCCATGATCGGTCAAAGCGAGAGCCTTCGCTCCGTTACTGTAAGCAAAGTTCATATGGTCTTCGGGATAACCAAACCCATCAAATGGTGAGCCCACACCAGAGTGACCGTGGAGATTGACAAAATCAATTGAACCTTTTGTATTTTTTGCGATTATTGATTGCAATTGATTATTCTTGGCAACAATTTGTTGTGATGCAATAGCTGTTGCTTGATTGGCGTTTTGAATTGGGCAGACCTTTGCCGTAAATTCAAAGAAGCCATTTCTTGTTTTAACCGAATTATGACTAAAATTAACTGTTACAGCGTCAATCTGCTGCTGTGTAAATCCTAGATCTGCCATCAGATCAGCAGGAAAGGCTGAAATAGTAGAGCCTGACGGTGGATAGCCAGTGTTGTTAGCAATTGGTTGAATATCTAATATAACATAATGCATAATGTTGTTCTCCGTGTTTGTTTGTGTATACAATATAACATACGAAGAGCAACTTGTCAAGTATTTTTTATTAAAATTCTTTTACGTGTTCCTCGCACATTTGAGTGTAGACCCCAATGGAACCAAGGGCCTTCTTGCCGCAAATAATGCAGCAATCATTCGCTTGAGCCTCGGTCTCTGCGATTAGTGTGTTAAGATAAAAGTCGGAGCCAGCAAGATAGATACGCAAGGTTCCGAATTTGTTCTTAACTTGCATGATTCTGTAATCCTCTCTTGGTAAATCGTTCTCTGTTATATAACGGTCCATTTTAAGAATAAAGTCAGCAATGAACTCAAACCATCCGGGACCAATTTCAAAGCCCCAAAACGACGTACAAAAAAGATGCTCGAAATTATTATAAAGTTGTTCGTATTCTTGTTCTCTCGAATATTTTCTCGGATATCTAGCCGCCACTCTTCACCTCATACAATTTGAAATCTGGGACATCTCTTAGCCTGTGTGGGCCAACAACAACATCGGCAAGGAACTTGTATCCTAATGTGGCCCAAGGATAAGAGGACACTTCATATCTAAAGATATGAATTACCAAGCCGATTTGGCAATATGAAACTGGAACATATTGTTGGGCGATCTCACAATAGTAAGAGCCTTCCTCGAGACGAACCAAGGTTCCAATTTTAACTTTCTCGTGATCGATAATCATTTACAATCTTCTCAAGATCTTCTTTGCTAATTCTAACAAGAGCTCTCGACGTTGTTCCGTCTTCATTGGTCCACAATTCAAATGTGCAGTCGCCAACATTTTCAAGTTCAAGATAAATAGATCCATCACATATGTCCTCAAATAAATGCATGTTCTCGCTAACCGATATAGTTTTTCTTGTGCTCACAATCTCCTCCTAAATAAAGCAAAAATAAAGTTTTTAATAATATTGTCCTTGGAACTTTCATCCTCGGCTTCGTAAAGCATGTAACCAAAGGATTTCTTATAATGATTTAATTTTTTATCTAATTCTTTGACCTCGCGCTTTAGATGACCATTCATCTTTTTATAATTCGGAGGCTTTATTCCAAGTTCTTCAGCAACCTTAATGACAATAGACCATTTCGCATTGTTATAGCCCCATGTTGCGGCCTTGAAGTGTGTATTCATTTTATTGAAATAATCCATGTCATCTGTTGATAGCCGATCAGGATGACACTTCTTAACAATTTCTTTATAAAGTTTCGCAAAGACAGCCTTTGCTTCTTTGTCTTCCTCGGACATTTGCTCAACGACAACTATGCCGGTTTCATCGGTCTCGGGCATTGGAGCAGCCATTTCTTTCTTGAATTGTTGAAATTGTGGCGTTTTTGATTGTTCTAATTCTTCTTTGGATAATTCGTTTCTTTTCAAAAAGTCTGCATAATATTGCTCAAACTCCATGTGAATCTCGTGCATAGACTCTTCGAGAATCTCAAGTTCTTCGTTCTTGAACTTAAGTTCGCTTAACAGTTTCTTGTATTGTAATTCGTGAAATCCCATATATAATATATATCACGTTTAATCCTGATTGTCAAGTCCTATTTTGTTAAATTCTCGATATCCCATTACAATTGGATTTGGACGTTTTATTTTTTTACTTTCCTCGGACGATAGGAACTCGCAGTATTGTTCCCACGAGCCAACATCGTAGTACCAAGCAGGCTCCATTGAATTCTCTTCGCTTAGATCGAGGTCAATAAAGACATCTTGCAAATCAAAATGACGAGCTGAATATCTTTGTTCAATTGGAAGCGGAACGGTGTGTCTTCCCATTTCATTCTTGGGACTTGAGCGGTCATACATTCCAGTGCCTTTTTGCCTAATTATTCGCCTATATTTAACGAATTCTTCCTTTCCGAACGTGAAGGAAGCATAGAGGTTGTCTTCGACCGACAATCCATTTTTTGTTACATAGAAGTTATCTTTTGACCTAATCCGGCGACGATGTTCTCGGAGGTCCGGAGAGTAAAAGACGGAGAAAGGAAACGAGACATAATATTTATCTGGCTTGACCCATTTCGAGAGAAAGTCGGAGACCTTTAAACAAGTAACCGCTCCGTATATAACAGACCAAGCAAGACAATCTCTTTTATCTCTGTCCTTTGGATGAACAGGAACATAAAAAATTGGAATATGCTTTTGATAGTTCCTCGGCATCTTGGCGAACTTGCTGTTGACATAAATAGGATCTTGGACTCGCTCTCCAAGACGATAGCGAAGCAGAGGAGCCATATCATCGTTCACGACAATCCAAATTGTATCACAACCAGCCCAAGCGCATTCGTAGACAGCGTTCTCAATTAAGGTATAGTTCGGAGAGATTGGAGCAAGGGCTTCATCCCATTCCATTCCAAAGTCAAGCTTATGACCTGCGACAGGGATTACTCCTGCGAGGTGGAAGTTTTGGTTGTCGAGAAAAGGTTTGTCGTTAAGTTCGTCAGGTGATTTCCCTTTTGCTTCATTTTGCATAGTTCCTCTAATGTGTGTAAAGATTTAATTTCGCTTTTGATCTCGCGCCAAGCATGCTCTATTTTAACTGGATAATATCTTTGCTTGCCGTGCCTTGTGTAGCCGTTTGGTGCGCCTTTGAGATTGTGCTTTTTGAATAACTTATAGCAAGCGTATTCAACAGCGACCTCGCTGTAATCCCAAGAGTTTAGCTTTGTTTCTTTGACCTTCGAGATTGCAACAAAGTCTTTCAAACCATTGCGAACCTTCTGTCGTCTTGAATCATAGAACACCAACTTTTGAGGATGATCATCTTCTCCTCTCATTATATCGGGGAAATCTTTTGAGCCTGTTCTCACATCAAACCAATCATAAACATAAACATTGCCTGTTTCTCCGAGATCGGGCTCAATAACCTCTTGATATTTAACGATAAATCGAGAACTTTGTTTTGAAACAATTGTTATTGTTTTTGTTTCGGTATCGTGACGGAAGTTTGTTATTAAATCTGGGGCGATCATATAGCCGCCCATTCCGAGAGCAAAGGTCAAGCGATCCCACACTTCTCCGTAAGTTGGCTTTCGTTCGAAACAAAGAAAATCAAAGTCATGATTCTTTCCAATGAACTCAACATCGCTCGGCTTTATTGGTTGATGAACAATAATTGGAATCTCATTCTTGTAAGCATAAAGAAGAGACTTAATTGTTCGTCCGAGGACAATCTTTGGCAAATTGAGTTCTATGTTGCCTCCGATTGCATTATTTTATTTATCTCTCCGACCATCCATTCAATGTTCTCTGGATCATCAAGATCGATATCACCATCATCGCCCGTTCCTTGGACAGGAGCATCGGCGAAGTTAAGTTCGTTCATATAATAATCGAGGTCGTCCATGTCGAGATCATCAAGAGACTCAATGCCTCCGGTTGGTGATGCTGGTTCTGGTTCTCTTGGGGCGAGCTCCGCTGAAACTTTGGTTGTGTGAACATAATTTAAAAACAACATTGATTGAACAGCATATTTATCTTCATCGCTAGCACTGTTATAGATATCTTGCATTGGGCTTGGAATCTCTCCGCCAACTTCATCTAGATAATATTCTAATGTTCTAAGAACATCATCTTCGTCCTCAACAGTTCTTCCTTTCACACCGGTGTCTTTGTAAATGTTGGCTGGTGCGCCACCGAACGCAAGATTGTCAAATCCGGATGCTTGACCGTAGCCTGTATATTGAGCTGTACCATATCGTCGAGGAATAGGCAGAGCAGAGTCTTTTCCTTCCATTCTGTTTTCGAAGCCAGTCTTATACATTTGCATGTCTTTACGTATAAGTCTTGCTCTTTTGCGATTCATATTGCGTTCAAGTTTCTTTCTTGCTATTTGGCCTTGAATGATACGCTGTTCCATTGGATCGCTTGTCGTACCAAGCTGTGCTTGCAGAGCTCTAATCTCTGCGTCTGATTTATCTGCCCCTTCGTCAGCTAACTGAGCATTCATTCGAAGGTTGTTGGGATTAAAATAATGCATGAGTGCAAGCTGATATTTGTCTTTAGTGAATTCAGTAACAGGAATAAACTCGGAGTTCTCTCTGTCTGTCTCTCTTTTAAAAACGTTCTGTCCTCGAGGAATCCTTACTTTATATTTCAAAGGATCTCCAGCGAAGATTGACTCGCCAACAGGTCCCAGCTTGGCCATTGCTTCTTCGTGCGTTGGCTTGAGAACCAAATCGGCCATCGATCCCCAGATCTCTCCAAGAGCATCGTTATAAGCTTTGATTTTACCTTTTGAAAGGCCGCCGTTGCGAGTTGGCTTGAATTGCTTTCGCAAAGGCTCGAGAAGCCCCGAAAGACCAAGTTTCTTCATTTTCTTGTCTTTGACAGAACCAACAGGGAACGGATGCTTTGGGTCCTTTGTACCTTTAAGCGGCTTGACGATAAGAGATTGAACGAAGTCTCGTTGTTCTTCGGAATAAATTGGCTCTTCTTCGTAACCTATTTGCTTGACAAGATCCTGAATGTGTTCAAGACGGCCTTCGTAAGATTGATCTTCGGAGTCGTTTGTGAGTTTAATAAATAAATCAATATATTTGTCAAATTGTTTGGCGAGGGTGTCATATGTTTGTGCGATCTTAGTTCTGTCTGCCTCGAGAGAATCGAATAGCATTTCTGCTTCTTGTCTGAACAAATTAATTTCTTCTTGTGTTGGTGTCTTTGCAACAAAACCATCAGATAATTGAACTTGTGTGTTTGGCTTCGCAGCAAGTGTTATTCTATCTTGCAAATCAACACCTGAAATTGAGTTCTTGCCTTGATATAAGAAAAGAATATCAGAAATCTTTTTTGCAAATGAGATTCTCATATCTTCATAGCGATAAATCTGATCATGCAAAAGATCGATGTCTTTTGATTCATTAAGGTATTTTCTCCAATTTTCAAATAATAACTTCATTTTATTCTGGTTCATCCGCATAATTTAATTGAAAATCATCTTCAGCTTGTCTTTCAATATATTTCTCAAATGCTGCTTGGTCTCTGAACATCCTTGTTTTTAAAACTTTATCAACATTTACAGGATGTAGCTTATGCATTTCCAAATATTTGCTTCTGAAAGAAGCAGCATCTGTTTTAATAAAACTGTGGTCTGTGGCATTCTTATGAGTCATTGCCGGCATTGAGCAATCATCATCTGGATCTAAAGGAGTTTCGCGGCCTGTATAATCGAATTTATCATTTCCTTGAGAGGTTGCTTTTTTTACATAATTCGATCTGTTATCAAACTTTAGCCATTGATCTGCTGCTTTTTTATTGGTTCCGACCACTTTATCGGAGGTTAGTCCCATTTTTCTATAATCGGCAAATAGAAAAGCTATATTATATAACGTACTACCGAATCCCATATCGCGATAAGGTTTATCAACATAAATAGAATCTACTTGATATGTTTCTGGAATACATGGTTCGAGAGTCGGGCTGACAGTGATTCTCCCGATAACACTCACAACATCTCGTTGGATTGCCGGATGGTTATAGACACGATATAAAATGAAATAAAAACCAGAGTCATGACGGACTTGATACAAAGCAACATCATCAAGAGTTATTCTTGATTCTTTAAGAAAGGTTCTCCAGTTTTCCATTAATAATTTCATTTTTTTGTTACCTTTTCTAAAAACTTTTGTGGGATATTTGTTTGAACTCGACCTTCGCACAAAATATCATACATAGGTTCATCGAGAACTTCCCAATCTTCATAAGTTAATGATCTACCATAATTAGGTCCGGTAATGATAACAGCGAGCTTTTTATTATCATTTGTATAGATATCAATATTATAGGCCTCGAGGTGAACAAGGTCGCCCACCTCGAATTCTGATTTGATTTTATGATACGACATTTTGTCTATACGCTCCCACAGCCTCCGGCCAAAGCGTTGACGCAATTTCCAAACAGGCGTCTGCAACTCGTTGGATCTCCCATTGAGCGCCGGCGTGACTGCGGAGGCTAACAAACTTAAGAAGATTATTAAGGTTGACCGTGCCGTAGTATTCGGTGTAAAGATTTTGTGGTAAAACCATTCTCGCTTGCTCACGACACACACCTTCTCTCATCAATGTATTAAATAGTTCCAAAGAATTGCGAACATGCGATTTTACGGCCAAATCCGCTCTTTTTCCTTCTCCGAAGTCTGCGAGATCAGGAACAACAACAGGATTTATTTCATCCAAATTCGATGCTTGCCTGTTCGTTTCGTGCTGCGTTCGAAATGTCTTCGGTGTGTAAAACTGAAGGTCCTTATCCGTGTATCTGCGTGATATTTCGTTATAGGCCCATGTTCTATGACGCATATGCTGAGATCGCACAAACATTGGAACGACAAAACGAAAAGTAACGACGTTGTGCTCGAAGGTCGACGTGTGACGGTGCTTAACCAAATATTTGATAAGTTTTTTGTCTCGATTATCAAGTTGATCTTTGGTTACCCCGAAAGAAACTCGGGCAGAGTTAACAATCGTGAGGTCAGACCCCATATGATCGATTAAATCAACTCGCCCGATATCATCGTTGTATAAATAGATTGATTCCACTTATACCTCCATGTCTGGTGAAGAACCTACTGGTGTAGCTGGTGTATTCTTAATAGAATCAGGAACACCATAAAGAGGAATTAAAAACTTTTGTTTACTTGAAATATCAAAAGTATAATCGTCTTTAATTGCCATTGTTCTCGGATGCATAATAACTTCTTCAACAGGCCCTGCGTCAATAGTTGGAGGATTTTGGGTATGTTCATCGTTTGCGTCAACATCCATCTTCATCATTACGAAGCTAGGTAACTGACCGCCTTGTGCTGGTCCGTATACGAAGCCCCATTGCTTGTATTTTCTATTGAGCTCGGCCATTTGGTCCATTGAAGGATCAATGATAACCAAAGAATCTTCTGGTAAGCCACCAAAGACACCGCCAACTTCAATATAACGCAAACCTTGATTTGTTACGTCTCGAATTAAAGATTGATGAAGCTGAGCGTTATTGGCTGATTGGTCGACCTTTGCCATTGGGTTTTGACCGGACATAATTCCGATTGATGAAGCTCCCATGCCGTGAAGAACTTCCATGATTTCAGCATACGATTGAGCATGCGAAGGATCAGGTTGATAAGATTCGTTCAACAAAAAACTTTTCTTGTTTTGTCTCACAACTTGTTGAACCATTTCTTTTAATAATTGTCTTGTTAATTTCATTTTATTTTTTCTCCGTTGGTAAATCTTTCCAAGTTTTATCTGACATTGTTGTTGTCGATGTTGGTACACGATTTCTCGTTAAAAACGCTTTTGCCCTACGATAAGCATCGACAATTTTGTCTGACCATGTATCTTGCATATAATCGGAGCGCGATGGTAATGTCAAATTATAGGCGCGCGCTTTTCTATCTGCTATCGTTTTGCCTTCGCGATCACGTGGGTTCTGGTCGCCACGATGGGGATATTGTCTATTTTTAACAATCCAAGCCAATGCCGCCATTCCGCGTGGTAATCTTTGAGCCAATGCTCTTAAGATACTTTTCAATTCTCTAGAGAGTGATTTATTACTACGAGGGAGTGAACCAGCCGGTTTATCGGGGTCGATGCGAATAGGCACTTCATAGGCCCTAAATTTTGCATTTACAAAACGTTCTGTAATTGTATCTACAATTAATGCTGCTTCTTGGTAGTATTCTTTATTCATGCCAGCGTTTTCATTATCTTGTTTATAGAGACCACGTGGGCCGCCAACCCAATCGTGTGATTGATATCTCACAAGGTTAAAAAGATGCTCTAACACCCGGGTCCACTTATGGTTTAATCTCTCATACTGGCTCACCGCAATCCCGTCCTTGTCCAACAGAGGTGCTCTATGAACCCTGTCATATATCCATTCGTAAACAATATCTGAATTAGCAATCGGATCATTCGAGGGAACAAAAAATTTTTCATATTCTTCATTGTCTGGGATTTCTGTTGGCGGTAAGGAAAAACCCAAAGTATCGGCCAATTCTATTCCCATTTCAACATTTTCTCTATCATCAGAATTCAAAAGAACCATCAATTTTTCATAATTCTCATCCGTCATGGTAATTCCACTTTCATCGGAAGTAGCACCCGGCATTAAGTGTGTTCCTTCGGGCGCAATATAATATTGTTTATATTCTTCTCGAATCATTCTTTCGAGTAATCGTCTTGTTAGTTTCATTTATTGGATCTCTTTAATAGCAGCGAGAACTTTGGAATATACCATTGGATGATTTTTTCTGAACATTTCAATGATCTTTGGTGATTTTTCATAAATCGCTTCTTTCATTGAGGGAATAACACCATCATCGTATCCTTCGTAAGTCAAGTTAATCAATTTATGATAAAGATTATCAGCAAAAACATAAAAATCTCTAGAATCTTTGTCGTTGCCAGTTCTTAGCAATTCTTTCATTTTATCAGATAATTCTCTCAAACCTATCATAAATTTCATTTGCAAATCAAATTCATCTGGTTCTGCTTCGAGATCCTCGGTGCGATTAATAATGAAGCGCATGATAGGATCACCAGTTGATCCAAAGACTCTTTCATCTCCTGTGATTTCAGGTGTATATCCTAGTTCTTTCGCCATATTGATATTTTCAATATCTCCAGATTGAGCTAAGTTTTTTAAACCTGCATAACCGGGTTCCAAAGGACTTTGTGTCATCCATTGGTCCGGATCAACAGCATATTGCTTGACTGCTTCTCGAATCATTTTCTCGAGTAATCGTTTTGTTAGTTTCACGTTATTCTCCCAAAAACATAATTTTCTAACACTAAATAGTATGTTTCGCCTTCAATTTGCATCTCTTGAAGCATTCTTCTTTCAGTTACAATCCGATCGATGGCCTCGCCATAGAACTTTGAGTCCTTGGCGATGGCCACCACCTCGCACACTACATGTAATGATTGAGGTGGCTTGAAGTCGTCGGGCATTAATAACTGAACTCTGTCGTAATTGCTATCTTGTGATTCCTCAACGGGAATAACCAATAGATGACGGTTTTCTGGTATTAATGACATTATTCCTCCTATATTTCGCAAGTGTCATTTGAACAAAATTTGGTTCCCGTTCCGCCTTCATTGGTCTCAATTCGTTGGATTGGGGTAACATTTTTTATCATGTCCTCGTATTGTTCTTTGGTGATTGGCTCGTATGGAGCCTGCTCGTATCCGGTTTCCTCATAACGAAGGAAGGACACGGCTTTGAGACGAGTCTCATACATTTCCAAAGCGTCCTTAATTTGGTGCGCTTCCTCGGGCTTAAAAGTAACGGTGATTGATACTGAATTATCGGCCCAATAGTGCTGATATTGAGCGGCAATCTCCAATTGCTCCCACATGCTTACGTCACGCTTTCCTTTGAAAAAGTGTGGCTCTTTTACCGGAAATTCAACACAAAGAGTGTTTGGAGAGTACTTGTCCTCCTCGATACGATAACCTGCTTCACGAAGCGGCTCGATTAGCTTTGAGTCTTTCGCGAAGCGAATGCGTCGGATATAATATTCGTCCTCGGGAAAATGAATGCCGGGAGTTGATCCATTAAGCAAAGACACGGTGCCTGATGGCTTAATAGAAGTCATTCGAACTGATCTTGGAACACAAAGCCAATCTGAATATTGCTCGTCAAGTTCCTTAACATGATCATAAGCTTTGTCGCACCACTTATACATTTCACGACGACCGAACTTATTGAATGCTTGAACCACGCCGGTCTGTGACAAACCAATTCGACGATTTTTTAACATAAGAGCGTTGGTCTCGGGCCAATGGGTATTTGCAAGCGTTACGGTCTTTCCGTAAAGGTATGCAATTTTTAGAGTTCTCAGATAATCTTCATAAGAATCGTGCTTTGCGGGATAAGTCTCAACAAGACAACAAAGCTCACCGTCTTCTAATTGTTGTTCGACACAAGGATTGAAGCCCATAACCTTAAGATCATCGTCACGATAGCCGTCTTTCATTCGGCCTCGAGTTCTTGCGTTATCAAGCCAGATATAACCGGGTTCTCCGTTCTTTTGGCTTTGAGCGGCGTGCCAAGTATAATCCATTCCGACACGGGCTTCAAAAGAATTGTTTGATCCCCAGCGATGAGAGTATAATTTCTCTTGATCGTTCTTCATTGTAAGATATTGCATGTCATCGTGCTGGCCCAAAGCAAGAGCAGCAGAACGACGTACATTCCCTGCAACAACACAACGACCAATAAGGTTTTCAGTGTCAACAATTGTAACCGAATCAATTTCTTTACCGATAAGCGGCGTGTAAAGTTCTTTAAGTGAATCATGAAGTTCCTTTAGCGGGCCATATCCCGATGCAGTTCCACCGAATCCTTTGATTTCCTCTCCGGGTGGTCGGATGACGGAGTAATCGAATTGGGGAATTTTTTTGCCGAAGAAAAATCCGTCGAGAAGAATCTGGACCGATTTCACCCAACCTTCACGAGAATCTGAAATAGTATAATTGTCCTCAACATATTCTGGTTCTCGGATAGTACATGTGCCTGCTCCAAGTGTATCGAAACCAACTCCGATACCAACCATAAGAGCGTCCATCATCCAAGCAAAGATGTAGCCACCTTTTGAGGAAATCTCGCGAGTTGATCGGAAAGCGCAATTGAAAAGACCAGCACCTGTTCGTTCGTAAATGAACTTAGTTCCCATCATCCAAAGACCTCGGCCGGGTGGTGTCCATTTAAGATTGAAAAGACGGTCATATGCTTCCTTTGCGGTTCTTTGGGCTTTCTGATCATTCCATTCTAAACCAAGAGCATGGACGTGACGCTTCTGAATATCGAACATTCCTTCGATAACACGACGACAGGTTTGATACCATTCTTCTGTGCCTTCAGCTCCTTCTGTGAATTCATTCAAACGGCGAGCATAGGTTCGCTTGAATGTAATATAGCCCACAGGTCCCCATGGGACTTCTTTCTCCGCATACTGTCCGATGAAATTATCGGAAAGCTTAAATTTGCGAACATTGACTTCGCTTATTTTAAACATGTTGTTTCTCCTATTATTTGTTTAACAAATGTGAATATTTATTTTTAATGTGTTCTTTGGCATTAGCGACAGGGTTGGCTCGTTGTTCTTCCAACTCGTCTTGATCTTCAAGGATCTTTATGCAGACATTCGCTGTGTCCATGAAGATTGGAAGAACAAGTCCATCGGGACCATTTCTATTCTTCGCAACAAAGATACGACCCATATTGGCTTTTTTGTCCTCGATTGTTCGAGACACAGTAAAAATAAAATCTGCGACAAAGCATTTGTTGAATGCCTCCGAGATTGCTTCCATTGTAATAACTTCAGCATTTAGCCCAGACCTATTGGTTTGTGAAGCGGTCCAAATGGGACATTCCATGGTTTGGGCAATACCACGGAGTTCTTCGTATAACGACTCTAATTCGTGTCGCTTTTCGGATTGACCCCTGACTGGTCTCAACAAGTCAGCATAATCCACGATAACCATATCAGGATGAATACCTCGCTTTTTAAGTTTCTCGAGGTGATTTTTGATTGATTGAGTTGTTGCTGACTTGGTGGGATATTCTTTAACAATGAGCGAGCCTTCAACATCAGAGATCGCATCAAAGATCTCCTCTTTGTTGTGCATCAGATCGTTAAGCGGAATGCCAGTCATGCAGGAGTCATAGCGAGAACCGACAACGGTATCCGCCAATTCTAAAGTATAATGTACAACGGTTTTTCCTTCTTTTAGTGCTTGGGTCCCTAAATGGACAAGGACCATTGATTTACCAGCGCCAGTAGGAGCGATAACCACACCAAGTTCGCTACGCCCAAGACCACCCTTACAGAGGGTGTCCATTCGTTCCCATCCTGTTGAGACAGGGTTTCTTGCTCTGATCTCGAATCTACGTTCAAAATCAGCCAGCCAGTCATGGCCGAAGTTGTTATCAGAACCAAGTTTAAGAGCATCATTAATTACCTTTGAAATTTCGTCAAATGACGATGTTTTTAGAAGTCCAACTGATTTCATCATCGCTTGCTTTAGAACTTGCTTGCGGCAGAAATCCATTGCCGTATCTTTAACAAATTGAGCACCCTCGACCTTTCCGGAGAGGACTCGTGTGTAATAATCTCGCACTTGCTTTTGAACAGCATCATCATGTTCTGTGATGCCAGACTTGAAGATTGTTGCGAGTATTTCATAAGTAGGATGAACTCCATATTTGTGACGATAATCAAGAATTGTTTGAATAAAAACTTGAAGGTATTTGACCTCGAGAAATTGAATATCAAGGACTTCTGTGATTTGATCGCAGAAGGGTCTGTCCTCAAGCATAAGTTGGCATAGTTTTTCTTGAAAACTCTTACCGAACTTGGAAAAGTTGTCTGTTTGTGTTTGCATAATTGCTCCGTTGTATATAAATATTATAACATATTTTAAAAGGAATGTCAAGTTGTTTTTTTCTTTTTTTTAGTCTCGAAAAAAGAAAATGCCCTTTTTTACGGGGCATTTATGTAATTTTTTAATTATACCGACGATTACTAAGTCGTTATTGGATTTTATTTTGATGACTTGCTATTTCATGAACAATTGAACTATAACTATTGTAAAAGCAAGAAGAGTGCAGATTATGGTTTTTGCAGTGAAAGGCGATTCGCCGAGGTAATACCAAGTCATTAAAGGGAATGTGAAATAAGATAATGAAAAAGCAATAAATCGTGAAGTCCACAATTCAGGTGTCCACTGCATAATGAATCGCGTTCCAAACAACCACATAAGGCCGGTTGGAATTGCTATTATGCAAGTTAACAGAACCGCACGGGCTTTCCACCATGGAGAAACGAACTGAAGGTTCGCTCCATACCATGATAATAAATGCCCGATAAGAAAGAAAACAATAGCAAGAACTAAATTACTGTTCAACTGACACCTCACTCACAGGAAATCTATTAAAAAGATCAACTGTTTCGGTTTTGGTCTCGGGAAGTCGCTGATATGCTTTGATCTGCAAATTATAAGCTGATGATGGTTCCTCGCAAGTCCATTGATAATCATAGTCCCACTCGTCGCCTTCGCCAAAGGTTATAACAGGGCTTACGCAAGCCGTGAGAATAGAAATAAAATAAGAATGCATGGTTGTTTCCTCCGCTGTATAATTATGCTGTAATTCTTCTAAACGCCGCATAGAGATCATCAAATTTATAAGCAACAAAACCGTCTTCAAGGGTCATTTTCTTAACTTCGGTTATATTGACTTTTGGTTCGAATTCTGTGACATTAAACATTATTTGTTTTAAGGTCATCGGCGATATAATTGGATTATATAGTTGCATTATTCCATAATTAGATTGAATTAAAGAAGAATTATCGATAATCTTTTTGTGACAAGAGAGAGTCTTTCCCACTTGTCGACAATGTTCAACAAGATCCTGACTGCTGTAACTTTTTGACTCAGCCATGAAAGGAAAATGTTTTTTAACTGTGCCAAGCCCAACACGAGGAACGCCTTGAATGTTGTCCGATGCATCCCCTGCGATTGCTCGAGCAAGGGCAAAATTATTGGGATGAATACCAAATTCAGAAACAACGCTATTTTGGGTAACAATTGTGTCTTGAATCGGTCGGTAAAGAGTGGTTTCCTCGTTGCAGAGTTGGAGGAAGTCTTTATCAGAAGACACAATGATCTTACTACGTCCTCTGTAATGATCTGATCCTGCGAGAACACCGACCACATCATCTGCTTCAATTCCATCAACCATAATTTGTATAACCGGCATTTCATTAAGATACTCAACTAACCTATAAAATTGATATGCTTTATTTTTTTCTTGTTCCTCGGGGGATAATTCGTACATTCTTCGGTTAAAGCGGACCGGAGAGCGTCCTTCTTTGTAGTTTTTGTTTTGGGCTTTCCGCCTCTGGCTTCCGCCTTGTCCGTCCCAACAGATAACGATTTCGTCGGGAGCAAACATTCGGACAACCTTTTGGAGAGATTTGAGGAATCCCATACATCCTCCGAGCGGTCGCCCTTTTGAGTCAATCGTGGGGTTTACGATGTAACTCCGGATGAACATGTTCAGTCCATCAATTAGCATTATATCATGTTTCATTATTCCTCCTTTCCGGTTAGATATTCGCCTGCTTTCCAAAGACCGCCAGAAAGTGCGGCCAAGATGCAAAACTCGATTAATAAGCCAAGCAAGAATAACCCTGTATTTGTAACTGGCTGTGGCATGAGTAAACGCATAATTACGCCAAAACAGCCAAGAGCAAAAACAGCGGAGAATAAATAAGATATAACTCCAAAAATATATTTTATAATTTTCATTGTGCCTCCATGATGTATATAATGTAACATGCCCCAAGACATTTGTCAAGGGGCATGCATTATTTTTTAGGTTTTTTATTGATTTTATTAGTATTTCATGCAGACCATATCCTGACCTGCTGCTGAACCTAAAGCCACTTCAATTACACCTTTATTTTGCAAATGTGAAGTCAATTCTCTTGTTCCATTATAGGTCGCACAGACCCAAGATGTTGAATAAGCATTTGCTTTGGGGACGAAGAGACTATAAGCTCTCTCTGCTGCTATGAATATAAAGGCCAATGCAACAATGGCCATTGTGAAAGATTGAAATTTATTATTTATCATTTTTACCTCCGAATGATATTGAAATTTGTAAAGAACTGCTTGCTATGAAGCGGTACACACGAAAATACCAGCAGATCCGGGACTTGGATCTTGTACCAAAGAAACTTGAATAATGTTTTCTTGATTTAAGATTCGCTGTAGAGTATCTCCTGTATGGTCAATGCGGCCACAAGCCCACCTATAAGAGCCTGCTCTAGCCTCTGGTACAAGGGTATCATATATTTTATCTCCGGCCAAGATACACAAAGCCAATGCTATCGTAGCCAACATAAAAGATTGAAATTTATTATTTATCATTTTTACCTCCTAATGATGTATATAATATAACATGCCCCAAGACGGTTGTCAAGGGGCATTGGAAGAAAAATGAAATAAAGTTGTTTTTTATTGTTGTTCGTACCAGTTTAAGGAGAATGTGCTTGCTGTAATGTTGCCCGATGTTTTATAGGCCACAACAACAGTTTGACCGGCTCCAAATGTATACTCCATACTAGCGATATTTTGTGTATTAGATGTTCCAGCACCGCAAGTAATTGTATAAAAAGGTACCAAATTAGCAATATTATCTATTGTGTCTGATGATGGGTCTGTTGTTGCATAAGATACAATAGATTCACCTGCCAGTACCTCTTCAAAATTAACATCACCAGTTACAGTAGCATTCAGGAAAAAAGCCACAATAATAGATTTTGGTGATGACGAGGCGGTATTATTGGCAATAGATGCTTTTAAAAAATCAAGTTCTCCGAAACAACTTTGATCACTAAAGACTCTGTTTGTTTTAAATATGGCTAGCGGAACATAAGTTGCTTCTGTTCCGGCAGGGATGTCAAATGTTCTAGCATACTTCGGATCTAGTTTTCTTTCTTTACCCTCATTAAAAGCAGCGAGAGAAGCAGACTTTAATCTTTTTGATGTTGTGCCTCCAATGTTGGCAGATGTCGCCAAAATAGAGACATTAGGATTGACAAGTACAGGAGTTGTTCTATTATTAGCATTCTGTATTTCATGAAACAATTGCATATGTCCCGATTGAGGGTTCTCGACATAAAATTTAGCATTACCAAAGCCAAGATATTGGAATCCGATTTGGAAAACATTTCCCTTTGTGGGGTCCAAAGTCATTTGGCTTGGACCAGTTCCATCTAATCTATCTATATTGAAAGATCCAGATGGTATAAAATCTGGTGCTGTTACAATTGCTGGTTGGACTACCGAAAATGTCCCTATCGGAGAACCGCCAAATGTAGCACTAAAGCCACCGGTGGTTTGCCTTGAGCGAGCAGTTATAAAGTAAACATCTGAGCCAATTATATCAACAAGGAAGCCTCCACCAGCAACTTGTCTATAATCATGTTTAAATAATTGATAAGCAAGTTGATTGGTGCTTGTAGCATTCACTGGGACTGTTACAGCATTGCCATCCAAAGTGACTGTTACATTTCCTGTTGCGGTTGCTGTCGTTACTGTGAGTTTTCTAATCTCGCGGCGATTCTTTGGCTGATGAAGGACACCAAAGTTGTTTCCGAAATAGCCGATAAAATAACCACATTCAGCATTACCAAAACCAATAAATTGAGCATGACCAGCATCTGGCTCATCAAACAAGGCAGTACCTCTCATAAGAGCACCTTGTCCAGAGCGATACTTCAAGCCTCTTCGCAATTGTACTGTTGCAGAACCAGAAGCATCTGTTCCAGAATCCAAATTGCACATACCAGAAGATACGGCGACAGATGTTCCAGTACCATACGAAGAAGTTGTGAAAATCTGTGTATTTATGTTGTCATAAACAAAATCGCCCTGTGCTATGGGCGTCATATCGGTAATTGTAAGTTCACCGAAAGTAGACAAAGGGCTTTTAATCTCAACTGCTTGTCCGCCGTTGGGTGTTACAGAAGCAATCTTTTTTCTTAAATCATTAAATCCCATTATCCTACTCCTATCGATCCAGACCAATTATTAAGCAAGTGCTTATGATGTATTCCAGTCAATCCGGCAATAACGGAAGCAGATCCTTCTTGGGCAGTGTTAGACAGAAGAAACACACTTGTCACTCTAAATTCAGCCTCAAATGTTTCGGCATTATCTAGAACTACATAGTTGTTATCAACAGAACCTTGGACTCCAGCAGAAGAAAAACCAAATCTTATTGGTCTGCTTGGAGCAGAAGGTTCTGCTGTATTAGTTATAACAACAAACCTACTCACATTTGGAAATGTAATCTCCAAAGGTTCAGATGTATTGTCTGGAACCGTCAAAGAAGAAGTCAAATAAGGTTTTGCCGATGCTTGATAAGACCCAACATTCCCTAATCCATTTGTGTAATAAAAGTTATTGCTCACGATTTATGCCCTTTTAGTGTAAATAGTGTGATTATTCTTGTTTTTCAAGCTCAATCATTGCTTTAACAAGGGCAGCGGCTTCTTTCTTGATTTCACGAAGTGCTTTTCGGGCTCTCGTCCCTGCTGCTTTGTTCCCCTTCTCCAAGTTCTTTTGAAGATCCCCCTCTATCGATAATAATAGTTCTTTTAGGTCTTCGTATTGTTTTTGAATTTTCTCTGCGGACTGCATAGTAATACTCCTTATAGGTTTCAGGTTTATCTAAATATTCTAATTCATCAAATTTTGTCCATTCTATTTCTAATGTCAAAATATCAATAATCGGAATCATTTTAGTATGGTTCTCGACCACTCGATCAATGAGGCGATAAGGGATATCTTCGAAACCCTCAAAGTATACAATTGATCCAGCCGGCCATAGTGTTTTCGCCATAATAACTCCTATACTAAATAGTTCTTGAACAATGAATCATGCTCCATAAACAAAAAACCGCTCCCCGAAGGGAGCGGCCAAAGGAGGAAATAAGATGAAAAAACTTATTCACCGATATCAATATCACTTCCATCGTTATCATATTTCTCAATGATTTCTTTGTCCATGATATCATACACAACAGCTCGGAAGGCTTCATCCTGAAGCTGTTCAATCCACTTAGAGGCTTGGAATTTGAATTCTTTACCATCAGAGCCCACAATGGTATACCAAGCACCGGCTCGCTTAAGTCTGTCGGTTCCTGACAGCTTGATTGCCTCGAGCCATGACTCCTCATCCTGAATACCGACATCATCTCCCCATAAGATTTTGAAGGTACATGTTCGACCATAAGAACCAAATCGAGATTTCTCAATTTTTATTTTGGTCTCGGAGCCAATTCGGACACCTTTTTCGTTCTCAACAAAGGAAGCCTTTGCTTTACGTTTTGTGAGCCAAATACGCAGAGAACAGAAATACTCAATAGCCTTACCGCCGGGAGCAATATAAGGTGTCGTCATCATTTCAGCAACATTTGAGGAAATGTTTTGCTTAAGCTGATTGATGAGAACCAAAGTTGATTGTGAATCCGCAAGAGGAATCGTTAACTTTGGAAATGCCTTTGAGAAGATACGAGGCTTGACAGCCATAGACGATTGTGGATTAAAATCGCCTTCAATATCTTTCTCGGAGGCTGTGGCAGCAATTGAGTCCCAAATAAACAAAAACTGAGTGTCAGGATAATTGGTCATTAGGGTCTCGATTTGATTGAGAGTTTTCTCAACAGAAACTGCCTGAATGTAAAGCAACTCGCTATTATCAACGCCTGCTCTGGTAAGGAAATCAGGGTCAATTGCCGACTCAGCATCAAAATAAACAACTTGAATACCTTTCTTCTGAGCATTGGCAGCGATTTGAGTTGCCATAAAGGATTTACCAGAGGCTGAAAGACCAGCAATCTCAGTTACCTTTCCGACGGGAATACCTGCCATTTTGCCTTTACAGATAATAGAGTCTAACCAACGAGAACCGGTTGGGATCCAGTCCTTTACTGCCGTTGGGTTATCTTCTTCAAGACTATGGGCTACATTCATGCCCGTGGTCTTGTTGATCAGAGACTTCATTGAGTTCAGATCTAATTTACCTGCTTTTGCCATTTTTAAAACTTTTCCCACTATGGGCCTCCAATGAAAAAACAAAGACACCTGTAACCCCGTGCCTTCCCTGCGGGGAGCGATTGCTCACTGGACTTTGTTATTTACCCTGAAGTCGTTGCATTGCTTCTAGAACTGCGTCGCCAGAAGACGCATACTTCTCAACTCCAGCACTATCATCATCGGAGGCACTCGAATTGCCAGCGAGATAGTCGCTCAAAATAGTTTCCAATTCTTGAGTTGTTTTCTCATCGAAAAGAGAAGAGAAATCAGGCACCGAGTCAAGAAGTTCGGCACAGTCTGCTACCGCATCGTCACATAAAACGGAGGGACGACGACGAGGTTTAAGAGTTGTCTTTGGAAATGTGCCGGGGGTTCCGGGAACATCATAATTCAAAACAATATCTGTGCCTGTTTCAGGATCTGTTACATCACCATAATCTGGATCAAGAACATATCCAAGAAGAGTTTGATATGCTTGCTTACCATAAGCCCATACTTTAACTCCTTCTTCTTCTTGGCCTCGGACCAAGATTGGAGAATAATAACGATTTCGGGCAAAGAGTTGCTTTGCTTCTTTCTTCGCTACTTCATCATTGTTGTCGACGCCTTCACGCCACAACTTGGAAGCAAAGTCACAAATTGGACAGTCGCCGCCATGATTCTTTTTTGGACAAAGAAGTCCGGGGTTTTTACCAACATTATAATGAAAGAAATATTCTTTGAACGGATCGCCGTCTGCTGTTGGTAGGATACGAATAGTTTGGTCGCCTTGTTGAGGTCGCCATTTAGTGTCTGATGTTTTCTTCTTACCTCCATTCTTTGATTGCTCGAGTTTTGCTCGCATTGCGTCTAGATCAATAGCCATGATTTTATCTCCTTATTAGTTAATCATTGTGGGGATCTACCCTAACGCTGAAAGTCCAATATCACTTTCAACATATATAATTATAACATATTTTGACTCATTTGTCAAGTGTTTTTTGTATTTTTTTTAAACAGGGGAGATTTTTTACGAGATCTCCCGAACTCGGGGCTAACACGCCCACAGACTTATTCTGGGAAGTCGATATTCTGTTCTTTTGAGACAACTTCACCTTGAACGGTATTCCAGTTAAATGCTCGGAAACCCATTCGCTGGACATCAAAGACTAATTCATAGCCTTCTTGCATTTTTCGCTTAGGGTTTCGCTCATAAGGAGCAAATAGATCCGTTGGAAGGTCCTGAGTGCGGACAAATTGCATTGTACGGTTAGTTCCGTCTTGCTTGGTATAGGTACCAGTGTAAACTACGTAATTATTCATTATACCTCCTGAATGAAATGAGTGTAGTGAATCCCATAAGCATAAGAATGCTCGTAAGGGGATTGGTAAACAGTAAATGAAGAAATAACATCATCATCTAGTCTGTTTTTTATCTCAGAGATAAGATTTGAATTATTTTCAATCTCGCTCTTTTTGATATTATTAATATAACATGTTTCGGTTATATTGTCAAGTGGAAAAAATAACTTTTTTTCTTTTTTATTGGTCTCGGAGAATGAGAAGGTTCTGATTCTTGAGATTTCTTTTGGCTCATGCAATTGTCCGAAGACAGGGTCGGTATGAGCGAAAACATTCATTGAATGAACACAATTAAAGATTAATTCGTTCATTTTTGAGTAATAAGAGGCCAGCGGGGCTTCTCCAACGATTTCTTGAAGAGAATTATTAGAAACAAGATAAATTGCCTCGAATAAACCAGATCTAGCGTATTCTTGAAGCACCCCCATGCTTACTTTGTTACGCTTCTTGGCCAAATCTGATGAAATTGAAACATCAGGTACGATATAAACAATATTTATTTTGTTTTCTCTGATTTGTTCAAGTAATCGTAGAGTTGCCCCAGCAACCTTTCCTGCGCCGCAAACAAAAAACCAGATAGTTTCTCCTTTGATCTTTGCAAGTTCTTTTTTATTTGGAAATTCATTTTCGTATCCTTCTGAAGATTCATTAAGGGGTACATTCTTTCCTCCATCATAGGTCAAAACTTTGTAATTATCATAAAATTTAAACATTTCGGCTATTGAGCAGCCTGCTTTACCAAGACCAATCACTACCATGAGAAATCCTCCAATAATCCATAAGTTTTACCTGCTTTTAGGTTAATTTTGAACTTACCAAGACGAGTTTGCTCGAATACCTGCTTGATTTGAGGCAACAAATGAGCGTCTTGATTCGAGAAGTCGAGAACAACGCAATCGTGAAGACAGAAAGCGATTGTTGACTTACGACCAGACAGCATTTTCATTATTTTGTTTGCTCTATCCATACAGTTATCCGATGAGGTGCTCTGAAGAAGATAATTTAAAGCATGAAATGAATCACATTCTATTTTTCTTCCAAAGATAGTATTAATATAACCTGTTTTATAATACTTGTCAAGTATTTTTTCTTTATTATAATAATTTTTTAGTTCCTCGTCCTTTGAGTCGGGATTATAAAGCCAAGCAAAGAATCGTCGCTTCGCATTGTCCCTGCTCATCGGGGTCTTAAACACTTGCTCGATGTTGAACTTGTGAATATCGTCCTGTGGTTGGTCCAAGCCGGCAAGAGCCAGAAGCGTGCGGATCTCGGCAGCATTGAAGTCCAATTCGACAAAGAGATCGTTTCGTGGCATCACAATTTTGCGATGTTCTGATTTAAGATTCATAATTGGAAATGAGTCTTGGGTTGTGGTCAAACGACCCGTGATTGTGCCAAAAAGATTGTAAATAACAGCAGATTTTTGCTTTGCAAATCGTTTGTAGAGTGATCTTGCCTTTGGGTCTTGGAGGAACAAAAGATTGTGATTATCCCAATCTATTCGCAATTCCTGCTGTCTTATTTTATTGATGGTCGACTGTGTTTCGACGAGGAAAGAGTAATTCTTTGGTTTTGGATTGTTTGCAACGACCCATTCGGTGATTTCGTTTCTTAACTGATAATAATGCCGCAGAATATGCCGAGGCACCAAGTCATAAATGCAATTATCATCCAAGTTGATTTTCGATCCAACAATCGCCTTAACGTGTGCTTCCAACCGTCGCTTTCGAAATACATAACGATCAACAAGATGATCAGGAGCGCAATTATCAATGCTCTGTCCATTAACCCAAAGTTCTGCGAAGTCGACATTATAATCCTCCAAATGTTCTGACCAAGACCATGTAAGATCTAGATTGCGAGGCAATTTATCAAAATAAAAATCTCCGTTGTAGAATACTCCTTTACAGTCTCGTTTGTCGTCCAATGTTTGAAATGTCATCTTGCCTCCGATTTAATATATTGTAACATCCTCCATCTTTTTTGTCAAGGCCTTTTTTAAATTTCTTTTATTTATTTTTGAAAATGTCCCTCCGTCCTTGAACTTCCTGACAGATGTGAACTTATCATTAATTAATTCCATTACTTTTAATCTATCATATCTTTGTAAATAAGTTTTCATATCTCTACTAAATGTCATTAATTCATTTTCATTTAAAGGATTATTTTCTTCTATATTTCTTATATTAATATATAAATCTATAAATAATATATTATTATTAATTAATCTACTAATAACATTATTATTAATATTTTCTTTATAAGATATCTCCGATATAGTCTTACCATTACAAGGTTTCAGAGTTTTTATATAAGATTTTTTGTTGACAAACACCCTATAAGATGTTATAATATTATCTAAAAGCTTATCAAAATCGGAGGTGTAAGTTTGCTTATATCTTGTTCCAAAAATACTATCGGTGGAACCAAGAAGATATTTAGCCATGTACTTTTTGGTTATTGGTGATTCCAAATCAGCAACCAACATATATGGCACATTCTTGTTTACAGAAAAGCCCGTTTCTTTTGCAAAATTAAGAAATAGCGGAAAACTCCTGTTTCTAATAAAAAGATCATCCTTGGTTTCGTCAACATCCATTGGAAGGTCTGCTATTGTTACTGCGAGACCAGAACTAAAAATGCTACTTTGATTACTTAACATAAATCCAGAAAATGTCAAGGGAAAAGTTGCACCTAATTCTTTGCTATAGTTCTTTAAATGCATTACATATTGTTCTACAGTTTTAACATCTTTTTCTCTATTGCCCCCAAATAGATAATCATTGTTAAAATTGTCTAATATTGCTGTAATATATTCTTTATAATCAAAAGCAGGATCAACATAAGAATTATAAGCGACAAGATCGGTAAAATAAGGATCGTTTTGTGGTATTTGGCCTAGTTTGCAAGATCTAAAAAACTTTTCTGATAATGTTCCAAACATATCTGCAACAAAATCCATTAAAAATGGAGTGGTTTCCGGTTGTCTAACATAAGGAACCGATTTAATAAATTGATTATCCGGATAAACTGGATTTAATCTAGAATCCACACGTCCATAATAAGCTCGTTCTGCGAAATTGAAATCTGTTATTGGTTTTATATCAAGACCATCCTCATCTCTTGCATAGGCTCCGTAATTGTAATTATTCCTCTGAGCCATGAGGTTTTTGGTTTGGTTTGTATCGTTTTTTCCGTTAAATCTAGCCATAATTAATAACTCACAATTAAATTACCATTTTGATCATAATAATAAAAAACATTATTATTTACCTCGACACTATAATAAGTTTGCGGCCTATTATTTGAATCGAGAATAATACCTTGCGGTTCGGTATTTGTAGTTTGTTGACTTTGAGCTGGTGCGTTTGGTGGCGGTATTGATTGAGGAGAACCTTGTTTTTGATTATAAGACTCAGTAACTCCTTCTGCTGTAGGTGCTGCGATATCATTGTTTTCATCAGATTCTGCTGATCTGGTAATATCTTTCAAATAATCGGCTTCTCTTCTAATCAAAGTATCACAGAAATAAGCATCTTCTTGGCTCTGTGTTTGAGAAGTGTTTTCGACAGACTCATTCGGGCTATCTTTTGGCTGATTATTTCCTTGAACTAAAGCTCTGGTTATTCCATCGCCCGGATACACAAACATTGCTTCGACATCAGTTTTGAAAGAGCCGTTTGAAATAATTGAATTCACTCTTGTAACGAGATGGTATCCACCAAGACCAAGTTTATTGGCTATAGAATTAGGATCGGAGGGAATAAAATCAAGCCCACCAATGCCAAAAGGATTAATAAACAAAGTCATTCCGGGATAAAATAAAGTATTACCAAATAAATTAAGAGATGCTTTATAAACAGCCGCAAGTTGCAAAAGATCGTCAACTCCTCTTGATTGTTCAAATCGAGCTTCGCGAATATATTCCATGTCTATTTTGCTGAACTTAACTTCATTCAATATACCCCTGTCTGCTCCGATTTCAAAATGATAAACACCTCTATTAATATCCTCGTAATAATTTCCAAGACCCTTGTTGGTTATTGTATTATAAACCGGTATAATAAAAATATAAGAAACTAAATCAGCTATGTCTACTGGCTCACCGGTGGCGCTTTCTGCTGTTAAAGGAAACAAATTTGAATTAGCGGGATCTGCAATATTAATTACATAATCTGTTGTATTTGCTTTGCTGGACAGTACATCGCCATTTGTCGTAACCGTTGTGGTATCAAACCTAAAAGATTTAACATAATCTCTATTAAAACAAGTATCTATAAGAGCATCAACAACCAAGTTGTTTAGCAAATCTCTTATAAAATACATAATAGCATATGATTTTCTTTGTGGCTTGACAACTGTCTGTGTATACCATTCTTTAAAATAATTGATGGAAATAGGGATTTCTGCTACATTTATGGTATACCCGCTATTGCCGCCAAGATAAGCCTCTAATTCAATACTTGGTAATATAAATTTTGTTTTATCAATTTTAGGTTCTCCGGACTCACCGTACATTGAATCAAGAATGATATAAAACAAATCTCCAAGATAGAAAAATTGAATTAAATCCTCAGAATCTCCAGAGGATGTTTTTGGATCTTGTGCGGCTTCGTATTCTGGCATTTTTGAGAATACACCAGATTCCCTGAAGCCACCGTCGTCTGTAACTGTTATATTAAATATTTTATTTTTTTCAAACAATTTGTTGATAATTCTTTTTTGAACTGTTGCAATCTCGGCTTTTTCTTGTCCATTATAAATTGACTTTAGTTGAGCTATTTCGCCCGGAGTACAGGCTTTTTGTGCGGCCGCTAGTTTTTCTTGTCTTTGTTTTCTAGAAGCAACAATAGTAGGATCGGAAAGTGCATCAAATCTTGTTGATTTTAATTGAGATTCAATATAAGCTCTATAATCAGCGGTAATCGTGATTGCGCCTGTTTTATCAAAATCTAAATTGTGCTCGACCATTGTTAAATAAAAAGATTTATTCATTTTAACAATTGCATTTTTAATAGCTTCCGCGCTCAAACCTCTTTTGTTGCATACTGACACAAACTGTTGATCATTTGAATCAGGGACCTGCCAGCCTATATCTGCCCTGATTCTGTAATATTGAGGATCATATTGTTGCCGCAATTGATTATCAGTTACTTGCGGATTTTCTTTTTGGTCAAATAAAATCAAATCAACAAATCTTGCTGTTGCTGCTTCGCCCTTTGAATCAACAGTATTAAATGTTTTCACAAAATCTTGGAAATCTTGGAAATATAACTTGAGACCAAATTTTATATCATTTTTTGCTGTTGCTGGTGAGGTTCCTTCAAATCCTATTGATACTTCTTTGATACCATAGCCGGAGCCTCTAATGACAGCAGAATTATCGGAGAACAATTTAGACATGTAATTGTTTTCATATGTATTATTACGAAAAACAAATTCTACTTGATTTAAACTCTCGCCGGTTCCATAAACTTTAAATAATCTTATTTTTGGTACTAAAAATGCTTGAATATCTGGTGTTATATTCATGAAATCTCTAATTGTGTCGCCTTTTGGCGCAATCAAAGTATTGACAAATGTCGAATTATCTTTTCCGTCTGTTATCATATAAAAACGATCATTATAAGGAGCAGGGCTATGAAAACCAGAAGTATTGTCTGAATTCAAATCATTCGAATAATACGTCTTAAGGTCATTCATGCGAAGTAAAAGAACACATTGTTGAAAAAATCTTTGTCTTTTCTCGATATCTGCATCAGAGAGTCCATCGGTTTCATCAATACGACCAGATAATCCAGCAGCACTAGCATCCGATAAAGCATCAGCATTTGCAGAATTAAGAGCATCAGCAGCTTCTTGTGGTGTTATTTTGCCATCAGCGTTAGCAGCAACAAGATTGTCCCACAATGCTTTCCTTCTATCGTTTTCAAAATCTCTTAAAATTAAAGGAGCAGCGTCTGTAGCATAAACTTGAGTTAAATTATTGAATGCGTCTAGAGGATTTGTGCCGTCCTTGAAAATTGCGAAAACATATCTTTTATAAACAGCCTCAAAAATTGTAGGAGCAGTGTTTCTAATATTTGATACATTGAATTGCTGGCCGCCGCCCAAGTCTTTTGTAAATGTTATTTGTTTATTATTTAATTCTGCGATCTCGGTATTTGCAGCAGCAACTGTTTCAAAACTAGTTTTTTCTATGGAGCCTATTCCATATCTTCCATCTTTATCTGAATCTAAAATATAATCTAGATTATTTCGGGCCACTCTAGCAAAATAAAGGTCCTTTATTTCAATACCAGAAGTATCTAAAATCTCACGCAGTTTTTTAGAACCTTCAATATCAAATTGGGCTCCGCTTTTAAGGATTTCATTGACTGGTATAGAATCAGGATTATCGATAATAGCACTGATAATAGCATCTATATAATTTGAAGACTGATCCGTATAATATCGATATGCTTGCGCCGCCCAAGAAGCATTTTTATTAAAATCATCTTTATTGCGTATTATTAAATCTAATTCACTAACTTGAAATGAGCCACCGCCATTGATTTTATCTGCTATTTGTGCTGCATATTTTGCTGTAAAGACACTTAATGCCGGATAATTGGGCAGAACTGTATTCCAAAACCCTGCCCAATTACTAGAACCGTTTTCCAATGCATCGTAGTCATCTTCGTCCACACTATCAACATAAGATCTATACGTAGAGTCTTCTAAAATTAATGTTGCAAGTTCTACAGATATGTCCGACTCTTCATAAATTGCCCGAAGCACTTCTTCTTTTTGTGAATCTGTTAAAGCCATTACTTCATCACCTGTACGACCCTAGCCAATGGGCGAGGAATCATTAATGTGTCTCCGACTTTGATATCTCCCTCGAAAGGGATTTTGTTAAATTGAGCTATAATATACCAATATTTTGGATCACCATAGAATTTCTCGGAGACCTTATAGAAATTGTCATTTGCTTGCCAATAATATTTTGTTAATTCAAGATTATCAATTTGTTCTTTTGAGGGATAAGTTAATTTTTTTGTTCGATATTGTTGAATTTGTTTTATATTTCTGTTCTCGAACAATTCTTCATATTGGGAATGATTATTGGTTGCTTTCTTTCTGTTTGAGTTTCTGGACATCATTAGTCTCCCATCGTAGTTTTAATATTTTGATTTGCTAATGGCATAAGACCTAAATCATTAGCATTGTCCGCTTCCAAAGGTAAGGCATCGGAATTAAATGGAAAACCGGGTAATTGTGATTTGTTGTCTTTAATAAGATTTTCTTGATGAAGAACATTGAATGTGCAAGATAAAGAAATAACTTTTGGATAGAACTTGCCGTTGTGTGCGAACATTCCTTCATCTAATTTTGGCTGCCAATTAATACCATCAACCCAGCCCAAAAGACCATCATCTGTTCCCATTGCAGAAGTTGAGATTAAGTTTGCAAATTTAAGTTTTAAAAGAGGAGGCTTTGTTAATGAATTGGCTAATGTTGAAGAGAAAGCTCCTGTGTCTTCGTCTTCAGGTGTGTAATTTTGAGTCGCAGAATAATTTGGATACAGCATTTGAACCAATACAGAGCATTTGTGAAGATTGTTTTTTGCATCGGTAATATCATACGACGGAATATCCCAACCAACCGAGATTGTTCTTTTTGTGTTGTCAAATGTTGGGATTGGATCCATCCGCCCGAATACATTCTCTGAGTTCCATGTTGAAGCAAAGTTTTGTGAAAAATCTGTTAAAAATGCTTTAAATATAACATTCACACCAGAAATCATACTTTTGAATTCAAGTAAAGCACCAGTTTTGGTTGCATATTCGGAAGATTTGTCCGAGGAATTAAAATAATAATTTGGAATCATTCTTGTGTTACCTTAATTTTTTTGTACTACCTCGAGAATTGCACTCTCAAATTCTTTGCCTCCGATTGAAACCTTAACTTCCATTCCGTCAAAATTGATTGCATTCTTTAGGTTATTAACAACATTGATGCCTGATGCTGATATTTTTGCTCCTGTCATTGAATCTTTGGCAGTTCCAACACTCAATAAAGCGAGATTCTCAATAACAGAAGAGATCTTAACTTTCTTTCCATCAAGCTGATTAGCAGTATCTGAAACAGTTTGTAAACCAGCAGCAAGAGCAGTAAATGCGGCTCCAACGGCTGCTACATTATCCATTGATAGATTAACGAGAGAAGACATGATTGAAGAAACTTGACTTAAAACATCAACTGGGAACGCATGTAGTGCTGCGCCAATACCAGCAATACCTAAAGCTAACAATCCAAAACCAGCCGCAACCACAAGCGCACCAACTCCAGATGAGGCCAATGCACCAGCCGCTGCGGCCGCACCAACCAATGTTAAGATCAACAAAGATAGTCCAGCGAAAGCACCGAAATCTGTTCCCTTAATTGCGTATCCCATCAAAGCAACAGCGCCTGCAATACCAATAAGTGAAAGAACCAAGATTCCAAGCCCCTTGGCATTATGTGCTGCCGCATCAGCAATTCTTTCGATTCCTGATCCAATTCCTTCTGAAATATTTTCCATTGTTTCTGGAACATGTTCTGATGCCTCGCGCATTTCTTCGGCCGCATCAACAGTTGTTGAAGAAAACATGCCAAGAATCTTGCCCATAAAAGCCAGCGGCTGAAACAAAGTTTTACCAATTGCAATTACAGCTCCAAATGTTTTAATTGATAATACTAAAGCCCCAATCGCCACAATTGTGCTATTGATAATATCTTTTGTTCCGGGATCAAATGATGAATAAAATTTAAGGACACCATCTAAAAAATTTGTGACCCTCTCTAATATTGGAGTGACAGCAACCGCAAATTCTGCTGCGATTAATTGTAGTTTTTCTTGAATTGGAATAGTTTTCTGAACAGCTTCTTCGAATTTCCTTTGCACATCTGCTGATCTGCTCATTTGGTTTTGGTATTCTTTATATTGGCCAATATCCATTCCAAAAATACGTTGTGCTTCAGCAAGATCATCAATACCAGCAGCAGCGGCTATTGCTTTCTGTGTGAAACGATCCATATCCTTAAACGATCGACCTTGTGCTTGCATACTAGAAATAAGAGTCTCGATTCTTCCTTCCTCAGATTGACGAAGAAGATCAACAGCAGACATTTGAGTTCCCAGAATTGCGTTCAATTTACCGGTTGTTTCTGCCGCTGAAGCAAATGTATCAAATTTTCCTGCCAAGCCAAGAAGTTTACTCATTTCGACACCAGCAACCTTAGCAGCCGACGCAAGACCTTTGAAGACCTCTTGAGAGCGATCGCCATAAACCGCAAGAGTTGGCAGTGCTGCTTGGAAATCTTTTGTTATTTGAGCGGAGGTCATGCCCAATTGTCGGCCCATCATGGCTAATTCTTTTGTGACACGGACGCCTTCTTCGGCAGTCATGCCCAAGTTCTGGTTAAAGAAGTTAATAAGACCAGCAGATGTATCAGCGGACACACCGATTCTATCAAGTTGGGCTACATTAGCAACAAGTGCACTGCGGGACTCTCCTGAAATATTAACGAAATTTGTAAAGTTAGCAGATAAGCCTTGAATCGCTTTAACGGCGCCATCCATTGTAACACCAAGATAATTGCCTTGCTGTTGTGCATCACGCATTGTTTGATTGAATTGATTTCCAAAACCTGTCGCAGCTGCGAGTGATGTTGAGGCGGCGTCCAATCCTTTAACAAGAGTCATGGTTGATTCGGCCACAACATTCAATAAATTACCAAAAAGATTTGTAAAATTGAACGCATCAAGAATGGCTTGTCGAAATTGTATTTGAGCTTCTGCGCTTGTTTCTAATTCTTTTCCAAGTTCTCGTGTTTTTAACGCAAACTGGACTATAGGTCCTTTACCGGCAATAACCATTTTACTAGCAAGTCTATCGATTGAGTTTTCATATTTGTTGCTAAATTTAGTAGCTTCATCTAATTCTTTTTTGGTTTTTGCTATTTTATCTGGTAACTCTTCTAATGTTAGTGCTTCAACACCATAAGTTTGTTTGATAATATCTAATCTTTGCTGGAATTGAGCTAGCGCTTCTTCGTTATTTGCTATTTCGTCTTTATTTAATTCATACGCTTTTTGAAGTACTTTAAGTTCTTCATACATTAATTCTTTTTGGGCAACTCTTGCTTTTGTGCCATCTTGTACAGCATCTGCGAGCTGCTTCTCGAGCATCAACTCTTCTCTTTTTAAAGCAAGTTGTTTCTCTAATTCTGCTGTATCCTTTGAGTCAACAACAGATACCGTATCTAATCCGGCGGCTTTACGCTGCTCTCTTGATAGTTTTCCAAGTGCTTGCGCAAGATCATCAATATTTTTTATTGGAAATGGATCAGCCACTTATTAATCCTCGTCTTTAAAAGGCCATGTTATGCCGGTTTTATTTTCAAAATCACCAACGGCTTGATTTAATACAATACGCTGTTTATTGGTCATTGGATGGTCTTTGCCAAATTGTGCATAAGCCTCGAGATAGTCTTTTTCAGCAAAAAGAGCGGTAGCATAAGCTTTTATGTCCTTTTGTTCGCCTCGAATGATAAATTTTAATGATTGTTCTTCTTCATTAAGATTCGCAACCATATTAACATCTTTACCATAGATATATTTAAGTAAAGTTTTGCTCCATTCGCCAAAAGCTCTTATCCAAGACTCGGTTAAGAGTTTAGGGTCTCTTGTTAAATCAATCTTCATGACAACGCTCTCCAATACAATAATTAGTTTTATAAAAAAAATGCCCTTGCGGGCATTATTATGATTTCTTCCGTGCTTTTTCCATTTCTTTCTTTTCGTCCTCGAATTGTTTCTGCAAACGCTTCACAAACCAATTTCGAAGACCCACGGGAAGGTTATAAGCCTCAATAAGAGACCATCCGCCAAAATGCTTAAGCAAAAAGAATTGTTCGTATACTGCTTCCGAGTATTTATCGGTCAGGCCAAAGAAAGTCGGCCCCAAAGGGCACCTCCATTTCCTGATCAAAGCCACAATTAGAACATTCAAAATGCTTCATAACTTTGACATCAGGATTAACCATTTTGTAAGCATTTCTTAAAAATCTTGCGTCCTTTAAAGGCATATTATCAACATAATGATTAATAACATTTCTTTGTGAGTTGCCATGGACCGAAACAATCATCATTTTGTATTGATCGGTCATACCGGTCTCTTGCATCATGCCTTTCTTGCGAGATTCTGCGAGTTTTGTGATGTGTTTCTCGTCTTTTCCTGTCAAAATGCGAACTTCGACTTCAAATTTGCTAAATGGCATGGTAATTACAAAATTATTGTTCTCGGTTTTTCGAATTCCTAGGGATTCATCCACTTTGGATTCATTTATTTGAGGATTTGCAAGATCAAATGACTCATGAGATTTGGTTCCGCAACTAGGACACACAACTTGAGTCTCATAATCGCTTCCATAGCCTGTTGAACGAGCAGCAATCAAAATGGCATTCTTATCTCCAACCAAAAGGTCTTCAACTTTAATGTTTTTATCAACAATAATATTCTGAATGAAGCGATCAATTGCAACACCTTTCTTAAGAAGTGTCTTTGATGTAAGAATGTCTTCTTCTTTAGCTGTCATATATCTGATCTCGACTTCTTCCTTGCCATGGAGCGGATGATCGGCAGGATATAACTGTCCTTTTGATGGAATATCCACCAATTCCGTAGGAGCAACAAACTCAAGCGGATTTAGGGCCGCTGTTGGCTCCGAATCGATTGTTTGAGGTCCGATTCTATCCTCATTATTTCTTGTAGTCAAATTTCACCTCGTTATGCTACAGGGTTGGGTCCAACAGTATTGCTTGCACCATCTTGTGTTACCATTTGTCCACCTTGGACATTATCAACAGTTACAGGTGCAGCCATTGGCTGTTCAGTTAATTGTTCTATTTGGGCCCAGTCATATGTTATTGTTAATTCAATTGTCACCAAATCTTCAGAAGAATAATCAAGGCTTCCAAAATTTACAGATTTTAAAATTGCTCCGTGCAATCTCCACGATTCAAGAGCATTGCCCGCAGCATCTAATTGATTAATCAAAAATTCATCAAAATAAGCAGAAGATTGCGATTTAGATATGCCATCTATGTACTCGGTTATGTTTTGGTAGTCAGGGTAAATATAACCGAAATTGAATACTTTATTTAGCAGCAATTGCGTCTTATCTGCTGTGTCAACAATCGATATTGTTATATCATTCCACGTTAGAGTGCCGGGATATTTAAATTTATGATTTATAAGTTGATATTCGTTTGTTGAGATCTCGAATGATGGCTTTGTAACCGACTTGGCCCAATACCAAATACCTTCTCCACCCTCGTTTGAATCAAGAATGGAGAAGCGATATTGTCTTTTAGGGGCTGCGTTGTCGGTCCAAAAAGCCATTTAACCTCTATTAGGATCCGTAATCTGGATTGTTTGGAATCTCTCTACCAGTAGCATCTGGTGAATAATCAGCACCATCAGCCGGAGTATCGCCTGCTAGGAAGTAACGTGAATTTACGAGATCCGGATCAGCACCCTCACCAAACTCACAAGAAGCCCAATCATATCTGATTGTCAAATCAACTGTTCTCAAATCTTCATTTGAATAATCAAGATCTCCAAACTTTGCTGATTTAATAAATGGCTGATTAAGAGTCCATTTTTCAACAGGTGCACCGTCAGCCCTTAAAACCTCAATAACGATAAGTTGAAGACCGGCTGCAATGGAAGCATTTTTTGAAATGGTGTGAAACTGGTTATCTGCGGTACTATCGGGAATCATATAACCTGAGTTTTTTAAAATCTGGTTCATAATTCCAACTGCATCAGGAGAAATAGGATCAACTAAAGTCATTGATACCTCGGACCAAGACACTTTTCCGGGGAAGTAATATTTGCCACCAAGATAATGATGTTCTGTTTCGCCAACATCAAAGGATGGAGTCGTTACAGTTTTTGCCCACCAAAGAACACCTTCAATAACAGTATTGCCGCTAGGGTTTTGCGAAATAAATGATACCCTAAATCTAAAGTTTCTTTTAGGTTCTACACCTGCTGAAGTCCAAAAAGCCATTATATTAATCTCCCTTTATTGTAATTAGTATAGATCATTAGAATTGAACTCCGGATCTCGTGATTACAAAGTCAACTGCAATAAACTCGATTGCTTTGGCTGGCTTCACATAGATCTTGGCATATAGGATGTTTCTGTCCTGAAGATCTGGAGTGGTCGTGCTTGAATCAAGAATAACTTTGAACTCTGTGATTCCGCCTCGTGCTTTAATTCTATTAAGCACACGTTCTGCTCTGCTCTTGAACTTGTTCCAAGTAACTTGGATGTTCTGGTCGAACAGGATAGTGTTAGCAATTCTGCCGATTCTCTTCTTAAGATAAATCATCATGCGACGAACGTTGATTCTGTCAAGAGCCGATGGAGTTTGTTGAAGTGTCTTCTGACCGAAGATCACAAATTCTCCTTGAAGTCGAGCAATTGGGTTAATATCAAGTTCGTAAAGATCATCACGATTTGCTTTGTTCATGGTCTCAACAACAGAGAGAACGCTCGGACCAGCATTCCCGCCGAGGTTTGTAAGTCCACCACGATTGAATCCGGCAGGAGCAAACCAAGGAGCACTCAATGCTTGAGATCTTGCAAGAGCACCGCAAGCAGCAACTGAAGGAGGAACAGGAGTCACAACTGTGTCGCCTTTCTGCTGAACTCGAACCCATGGATGATAAGCAGCAGCGTATGAGGAATCAAAGTTTCTAGAACGAACACCAGAGATAACACTTGCAAGAGATTTCTTTCCTTCTAGTGTAGGAGTGGTCTCGGAAGCAGGAGTATAAGCATCAAGATCAATAATAGCAAGAGAATCTTGTCTATCATTACAGATGTCAATCATTCTGTTCGTTAGATCTTCTTTATTAATACCGGGCATCAAAAGAAGGTCCATTTCAACATTCTCAGGATCTTCGGCTATATCAAGTGCCTTATTAAGAGAATAATAAGTATAGCTTGTATCTTCTGCTGTCCCAATATCTCCATTATTGAACGGTTCTAATTCTGTGATATTTAGTCCGTCAAAACCACCGAAGAGTGGAACTGTAAATTGTTTGATTTTTGCATCTAATAGAGCTTGATCATCATTAACAGCAGTATAAGAAGTTCCCGCTGCCCTAGAACCAGAGAGATAATAACCTAAGTTACTATTAGCATCATAAACAACTTCATCTAATGAAAAGATAAATGAAGTTTCCGTTGCACGACCGGGTACACCGCTATTTGTATGAAGATCAAAACCTCTTGGCATTGCACGTATCAAATCTTTAAATCCTTGATCCAAAGCATTTGAAGCTGAAAGATGCTGATTTACACCAAAAAGATCGGTTGCTCTATAACTTGTATTTGTTGAACCTTTTGAATTGATAGTTGTCAATCTCAACGAAGGCCAATCAAAACAAACTACGCGACCATTTAAGCTTGATGTTGCATTTGATAACAAAACAAAAGAATCGTTATCATCAAGTGTATCAAAAGCATCTGTATTTCCGGGAGTACTACCAGATCCTAAAACCATTGCATCAAGGAAATCTGCTGATTGATCTTCGACTAATGGAGCGTCATGACTTCCGGACAAAACAAAAGGTTTAAATTTTTGTGGGCCAATGAAACCAAACGGCACAGCATATTCATCTTGAGGTGGTTGATCATTCTTAAGAGCGTCTGCCATCTCGATTCTAATATAATCTGATTGATTATTATATTTACCAACCATATTGAATTTTTTATCATTAGAATCCCATACCATATTCATATCACCAATTCTTTTAAGAATATAATTGTCCGATACAGGATTTAAAGTAAGATTAGAAAATTGTTCGACAAGACGATTTGTTCCCCACTCATAAACACTTAAAGTGAAAGTGCCATCTTTTATGATTTGTGTGCCCAACTTAATGCTTTCAATTGCACAATAGAATTGATCTTGAAATGCTTTACCTTCATGAAGGGCAATAATGCGGAAAAGTTTTTCAGCAGCGGCCGCATCATAGTTAGCGGATGCTTCTGATGGGTCTCTATTAATAATCCAGCCAGATTTGGCGGCAATAGAACCAAATCTGTGATCTGCATATTCGGATGCTATTGTTGTCTTAGTTTCGCCAATAGAACCACTAGCAAGTCCTAGGACAATACCGATTTGATTTCCAGCACCGGTGGCAGAAGCGTTTCTTAACGCAGTATCAACAGATTCTTCAAATGTCTCTCCTAACCAATAAGTTAATACATCTGCTGGTTCATTGATAGTTGTATTTACCTTATGCGGAGTTGTATTTAAAACAGATCTAATATAGTTTTTACTTCCGGGAGTAAAATCAACTGCTTTTTCCTCAACAATTGTACCAGAAGCGTTTTTAATAATCAAAGTAAAAGTTGATTGATTGCCGGCGCTAGACAAAGATTCAAAAACAGTAGCAGAACCAGTTATGGAAACTCCAAGATAAGCAGGAGTGCCCTTTAATTCTACAGTTCCGGCATTACAATAAATAATGGCGCCAAGTGATCCGGTACCAACCTCACCACTCCCAGATGGGCCAATGAAAAGACCAAAAGCACCAGCACATTCAGTATAGTCAGTGCGGCCTAATGATTTATCAGAATCGACATCCCACCCAGCATATCCAGCGGCTGAAGCGTTGTTTGACTGTTCGCCCAAAAGTCGAACAAATGTGACTGGTGAATCATTTGCTGCGAGCCATGCTTCGGCAGCAATGGCAGCATATGTAGGAGCGATGGTATTTCCTTGTCTCCAAACGTCCATTGGGCCCGGTTGTGGACCATAAACAGGATTACCGAAAACGGTAACAAAATCATCAAATGAATTAACTTTGATTGGCTTCATTGAGGGGCCACGGAGAGCACGTCCAATCAAAAGAGGTCCATCGTCTTGCAATTGCGCAGGAACTGTACTTTGGTCAACCTCGGTTAATTGGATGCCGGGTGAAATAAAGTCAAATTTTCTAGGCATTAATATACTCCTTATAAACTTATAATCATATTAAATAGTATCGATGAAGATCAATAGTAATTATTGGCGGTATTTCTGTTTATTTACAGTATTCCAAGGTAATTGGTCTCCAATCATCACTCTTTCTCTGCTCATTTTTACTTCAACATAGTTCTCTCTGACGACAACTTTTGGCTTTTCTCTGTTGCCGGCTTCACCCATTAAATATCCGAGAACTTTAATAGATATTTGGGTTTGAAAATAACGCTCATCTTCGCCTAGATTGGTTATATTTGAATCCGGATTAAAATCTTGCTGAATGAACGCTTCAAAGCGATGACCATCATTTGAAAAAAGAAAATGATTTACGCCTCCGGTTCTTGTGATAAGAGGTGTGACAAGTTCATTCATTTGTTGTAAATATTCAGTTCTAATTGTAATTTTATAATTGCATGTAACGTACGTTGGAACAGGCATTTCAATAGTTTCATAAACAACTTTTTTATTATTTGATTTGCCTGTCTCATCTCCGCTTTTTAATTCTCTAGCCTTATCTGCGTTTGCAAAATTTCTTGTTTTGTCTTGCACAATTCTTCTAGAGACTATTGTGGCGCCGCCTTTATAATCACCATTCTCTGGCAAGTGAGCATAATGTGTACCTCTAAAAGATGGATCCTTCACCATTGATTCTCTAGTGACTGTAATCAAAGGCAATTTGAGCTTACCAGAAGAATCTCTTAAATCTTTATCGTTCTTGATTTGAAAAACTCTTTCTGCCGAGAGCCATAAGCAAGGTACTTTTTTCCATCCAGAGTTCGTGTTAGTATGAAGATCCAAGCTTTCATTAACCCAGTTGTAAAAACCAACATCAATGGTTTCAATTGTTGATGGCAAAAATGGTATCTCTTCTACTTCACTCACCGTTGAATACTCCGTCTCTTGCTCTAATACAGGTTGCAGTTACCTCGAATCTATGCTCGATTTGTCCAAAAAGTTGCTTAGGTTCGTTAAGTTTTACTATCTCGTAGTAAATATCACCGTATCGTACGAAATCACCTTCTCTAACGAAAAGATCTTGATCCTCGGTTAATCTTCGCTTATGAAAATTGACTGTAATATTGGTTGTTTTATCAAGACCGACACTTTCAAGGAAAGAAGTTTCAACTCCACCATATTCAACCAAAGCATAGACTCTTATTGGATGAAGAAAAGTTTTTTCAATGGCCTCGCCATATATTGGATGAAAGTTGGTGCGAGACATGTCAATAGGAAAGTAAAGGACCTGTTGGCCAATGACTCTTTCAATAATCTCGTCATTAACCTGCTTAACAAGGTTTCGCTCCTTCTCTCCGAGAAACAAAGGAGGTGGTGGGGATGCGGGCTTTGACCATTTGTTGTCTTCTGACATTTACTATCCTCGGAGCATGCGAATCTTCATTCGTCTTTTGTTTTCGGTTACGGCTTGTGGTTCTGCTGGAAACAAATTCTTTATTTCGTCGCCATCAGCTAAAATCAAGGTTGCCATTTCGTCTTGGTCGTATTGCGATAAAAGAGAATAAAGAGCAAGGAATTTTTCTTTCGAGTCAATTTGGTCTTTTGTTATTGTCATTTTTAATTGAAAATGATCCTCGACACTTGACCACGAATCATCACCAGCAACTTCAATAGCGGCCACGACATCTTCGACTGTTTGGTATGTTTGAGGCCCATCTATTGTAAAAGGAATAACAGTTTCATTATTATTAACGAAAGACTCGCCATTTCCAGCAGCTATTTGACATTCTTTGTTGATTTCGCGAATAAGCCATTGTTGAAAATCTTGGCTTTCGCCAATAGCAATAAGTATAGCTGCTGCTTGTTTTGGGGTATATTTGCCGCGTTCAATAAGTTGCTTTAAATCAATATTCATTATAGTATCATATGAAACTTCTTCGATAATCTCAAGCATTGTCATTGTTTCGCCTTCGCTAACAGAATCAATAAGCCATTCGCTTTCATCTAAAGTTTGGTGATAAGCTTGATTTAAATACCATTCGGGATCATCATAGAAATCTCGTAAAGCACAAATGTCTCTTGCAACGGCATCGAAAGCATCTTCAATATAAGGATCAGTTACAAGATTAAGGTTTAAGCCGCCATTTCTTGAAGTATCCGCCATATTTGCAAGTGCTTCTGGAAGTTCTCCGAAAGCAATTCTATCTCCCATATTATAAGAAATCTCAGCTAAATTTGGATATCTAATCGCAATAAAAGGCTTTGTGAAATTATGAGTCATAAAAGTAGAAGGGGCATAAGCCGCAATAGAGTCTGGTTCTACTTCTTCATTACCCCAATAAAGATTAAATTTATCTATATAATCTGCAAACGCTTCGTTGATTGCTGTATAATTGTCTCCGACATTGACAGAATCTGGGAGAATAGCGAACACTGTAAGTAAAATTTCCTCGATATAAACATCGCCTTCGTAATCTAAATCCAAGGAAACATCAAAATGCCATCTTGTATTGCGACTGGCGGCCTCGGCTTCATCATCGGCTTGGAGTTGCAATATATCCAAAGATGCCCCGCTTTCTCCAGCTTTCTCTTCTAGTTCGTTTTGAATGCTTTTATCGTATTTAATATAGCCGCTAGTCTCGATACCTTCGGCTTCAAAATCAAGAGCAGTCGCAAACATCAAAGGCAAATTGTGTCTAACAGCGGCACCAGTATCTTCATAACTTCCGCCGAATCTCTCAAAGTTTTCCAGAGGAATAGAATATTTGCCGGTTCCTGCCTCGACGGTTGAGTTAAATATTTTCTGAAGTGAAGACTTTTGAATTCCGGTGATGTGACTTCGAACGTATTCTTTAAAGCCTCCGATGTCTGTGCCATAAACTTTCTGATCCGGAACTCCGATTTGAGTTACCTCGCCTGTTTCTGGGTCTGTAAAGGAAGTATTTCTAATTCTTACACGAGCAATAGGAGAAATAACACCCTCTCCCCGAGTTCTGTCCCAGAAAAGTTCCGAGTCTTCGTATTGATCGATATCTTGTTGAGTTGGTTGAATATTATTTTCTTTAAATTGTTTAACCTCAACAGCATAGGCAATCATTCCATTAGCCCAAGCCTCTGCCAAAGCACAAATATTAAATTGATCAAATTTAACCTCGCCTGCTGATGACGGAGGGGTATGACAGGACTTAATCTGGACATGATCTGACATTCTGAAAACATCGATAGGATGTCTCGAGAATATAACATAGCAAGGTATAAAAAGATCGCCATGATCTTGTTGCCATCTATAAAGCTGTGCTTCATCAGAGACTGCTTTTTGAAAGCTTTGCAATTTCTCAATTATAGGAGCATTCAAAGGAGAACTTGGGTCTGCTATTTGCACTGCTGGAATTCTTTTATAACCTCTTCCGAGAAACTTATTAATTGTGCTTCTCATTGTAGCAGATTTTTGAACCTCAAACATCTTTGCTTTTTGAAAAGCTTCATTGGCTTTATACCATTCTTGATAGCCTTCGTCTGTATCTGTACCAGCCATAAGATCGTATGCTTTTCTCTTTAATTGGGTGGCAATTTTAAAAGCATCAAAATATTGTTTATATAATTTTGGGAGCGATTCTGTATAAAAAGCAATCATCTTCGGTATAAGGTTTTGAAGCTTTAAAGTAATTGACTTTGTTTGAAAAGTTCTGCTGATTTCCATTCTATTTTCTGGATTTGGTCTCTTATATTCCCAAGTTTTGCTGAATGTTAGAGACTTATTACCTTCTTGTGTATTCAAAACCCAATCATTATCTTCAAAAAATTTAATCATCTCATAAATTGGATGGCCCTTATTGACGGTTTCAAAGTCGCCAAGAACACGGTATCTATTTCCAAAGATATTTGAATAAGGAAGCTCCGAAATAGGAATCTCTAATGCATCTTCTATTAATGCGTACTCGTCTTCGTTTATTTCTGTTAAAACTTGCTTTTTATTTTTGTTATTTACTTTTACTTTCATGATTACCCCACAAAGATTCCTAAAGGAACATATTTTTGAATGTTATTTGTGTTGTCGACAATATTTTTGTCTGTCTCGATAAGTTTATCGTAGGTCATAAGGTCTAATTGTTCTTTCAATTCTGTGCGTAATTTGTCTTGTTCTTCTTTTGCTTGGCTTAGAAGGTCTGAACCATTAAGAGTTACATTGTCACCGGGAATTGGCACATTATTGCCAAATTTTGAGCGAACTTGGCCTAATGTTTCCTTGCTTAGAGCCAAAGCAAAGCGTCTAATCCATTGCTTTCCAATTGAATTGATATTTTCAAAAGCAATGTTCTCGAATGGAAGCGTATTCATGTTATTTACGCCGTCTTGACCATCATTATAATCATCTTCCCAAGATGAATCACGAATTGAGAAGCGGAACCAGAACTTTTCTGGTGAAACCGAGTCAGGTGTTGGGAAAAGCCGAAGATTATTGTTGATAATTTCATATGAATAATGAGAGGTTCGTGTATAAAGATGATCTTCGTATTGAATAGCTTGCAGTTTATTTTGCCAAGCAGGAACAACCTGCCATGTTGAATCATCTGCGAATTGTCCATATGAGTTAAGGTTACCAACAACGTTTAATCCGCCATAATAACCATAGAATCTCCACATTTGTCGAGGAGAAAGATAAAATACATCTCTAATTACGATTCTTTTTGTTCTGTCAATATCCTCATAAGGAACACCGCCGGCTTCTGCTGATGAGGAAACAATTGCTTGAAGATCATAATCTTGTTGATTAACAACTGTATCAAAAGAGGCTGAGTAAATAGGAAGAGATCCGCCAATTCCTGCTTCATGCGAGAATTGCGAACCTACTTTCATTGCGTAACCAAAGTTGAACTTTGGATATTTTAGCTCAACACCTGATTGTCCGGCTGTAATATTGCCGTCTTCGTCAAATGAGCCTGTTGGATTACCTAATACAGAACCAAGAGTATTCTTTGCTTGATGAAGGTTAATCAAATAAGAATATTCTAAAACGGCTTCTTCATAATTTGCATAAACATTTTCTGCTTTGATCTCGAGATCAAGAACATCACCGCCTAGCTTTCGGTATGTATAAGCAACTTGATCTGCGGCACCGGACAGGAAAGCATCGGTTGTATAAATGCCAAAAGGCAGGGATGTTAAAACATCACCTACCGTTCCTGTTGGTGGAAGAATAATTGCTGATTGTTGTGAAGTTGGTGTTAAAGTTGGAAATGCCATGCATGAACCCTCCGATCATAGTAAATAGTTAAAAGAGGGCCTTGATTCCCTTTATTCTTTTGAAGACTTTGATGACTTCTTCTTGCTTCTTCTTTTTGGCTTTGTATCTTCGGCAACTTCTTCGGCAACCGGTGCTGCCGCTTCTTCAATAGCAGGCGCAGGAGCAGGTGCTTCTTCAACAACTGGTTCTGGTGCTGCTTCAATAATAGGCGCGACCACTTCTTCTGGTTGGTTTTGTGCTTCTAATTTTTTTCTAAGTTTATATCTTTTAAAAGATTTGCCCATTTTATAACTCCTAAATTATACAATAATTAGTTAAAAACAAA